CCTTCCCCCCCCGGCGCGAACGCTCTCATTCGTCAATACCCCTCCTGACTTTTTTCACCCCTCTAGCCCCCACATGTCGCTTTCCCGGCCAATTCCCACTTTCCCACTTTCCCACCAGCCGTGACGCCTGCGTGTCGCCTTCCGTAACGACTTGAAACCACGGCGTTTCACTTCGTTACCCATCCGGCCAAACTCCCGGCCAGCTTTCGTCCCCAACAGCGACTTCTCCCCTTCCCTGCTGAGATGCCAGCCGGCCAAAACGCCGGCCAAGGCCCCCGGCGTGCGTTCTGCCGCCCGGCAGGCACTGAACCATAGGGAGACACCTATGGCCTGCTGTAAGTGCTGCTGCGGCAACCAAGACTGCTCTGAGGGGCAGCAGGGCAAGTGCTGCTGTGGCGGGTCCACCGGAACCTGCTGCGACACTGGCGAGTACTGCTGCAGCGGCACCTGTCAGGCCGAGCCGTGCGGCTGCCAAGATAACGCGGACTGCGGGTGCGAGACGGCGGGCTACACCTACTACCCCGAGGCCGAGGCGGCTTTCCCTGGACTGGGGTGCTGTAGGGACGGCGCGTACTACGAAGACGGCCACGGCTGCTGGGAGGGCACGGCTGGCACGGAGTCGGCCATGGAACCCAACCTCTGCTGCTGCGACGGGGTGTGCGACACTTGCCCGACCGTGTGCGTGTACCAAGCCCTGGATGACTGCGACAACGAAATCTGGACTTGGTCAACCGGCGTGGAGCAGTCGGAGTGCGAGTCGTTTTTTAATGGCACTTGGTATCGCGGGACTGAGTTAGTAAACATCCCATCGTACACCTACGACAACAGTTACGAATGCAACGATCCCCAGACCTTCCCGTCGCAGGACATTGACCCCTGCACTGGCGCTGTGGCCTTGGGGCTGAATGTCAAGGTACTTCAAGGCCCCGGCACGGAACTCAAGGCCCTACTCGCCAAGATCGGCATTGTCGCATCACCGGGGTGCTCTTGTAACAAGCGTGCCGATGTTATGAACCGCAACGGCATTCACTGGTGTGAGCAGAACGTGGAGACAATCTGCGACTGGCTCCAAGAAGAAGCGACCAAGCGCAAACTTCCCTTTGTGCGTTTGGCCGGCAAGGCATTGATTCACTTGGCCATCCGTAGGGCCAAGAAGGGCAATAACAAGTAAGAGGTGACATGTGGACCTGATGAGCAATGCGCAGGATTGGTGGAACGGCGACGATGGCGAAAAGCGCCGAGCGGAAGAAGTTCGTCAGATGCGTATGGCCAGGGCGAAGAGCGACCGAGAGCGAGGTCTGGCGGCGAGTAAGGGATTTGGCTACGCAGGCCCCAATCCCGGCGCCTTAGCCTCTCAGCACTTCGGCCAGCACGCCGATGCGATGAAGGCCGTGAACTCCGCGATTGGCGACGAAATGGACTCCCGGGTGGCCCAGGCCCGAGAGGCCCGCCGCATGGAGCATGAGAAATACCTAGCTCACGTTCGCCTGCAGATGGCGAAGAAGGAGCAGGAAGGCAACATCATCCGCTCCTTGCTCAATGGATGACAACCCGTGGTGGTTTCTCTTTGAGGAGAGGGAGGAGGACTGATGGACCGTGACGGCGATGCTGTGCGGAGGCTTGTTCCTAATCGCCCCGTGAGGACGCCCAACCATCCGGAGAAATCCCACATGGTCCTCGCCAAGTCGGGGGACCAGGAAAAGCTGATCCGCTTTGGGCAGCAGGGAGTGGAGGGTTCGCCGGATGGCACGGCGCGCAATGAAGCATTTAAGGCCCGGCACGCAGAGAACATCGCCAAGGGCAAGATGTCCGCGGCGTACTGGGCAGACAAGGTGAAGTGGTAATGGACCGCCGACCGGCCACAAGTGTCGATGATCTTGTGCGACAGGCCTACGCCGAGGTTGCCACGGAGCCGAATCGTCCATATCCATCCATGTGGAATGTGGCGGTCAATCACCCCGGGGCGCTGACGCATCAAATCCTGACCGACGAGGAGTACCAGCAGAAGCTGAAGTACGACTCTCTGATGCGGCGACTCGCGGCCATTCAGCAGCAATACCCGGATCAGTTTGGCCAGCGGGTGTTCGTAGACTTTGGGGATGGCAATCCCGTGCGAGGATCGGACCTCAAGGTCGGCCCGCAGGACACTTCGCCATACCGCCAGCGTGGCATGCTTGAGCCGGGCATGCCATTAGCCAACGCCTTCCAAGTCTTGCAGGCCCCGTTCTCTCTTATCGCCAATACGGCGCGCGCGGCGTACGACTTGCCCAAGGCCGCGGAGGAGGCTCCGTACGTTGCAAACAAAGCGACCGGCGGATTGTGGAACGCCTTGCAGGGCAAGGACCCTAATCCATCTTGGTCTGCCGAGCGCGAATGGGCAGGAAAGGTGCCGTTTTATTCGCCGCTGATGATGTTGACTGACGGCAATCCGGGGCTTGCCGAAGGGCTGAAGCCGGGAAACACGGAACGCGGAAGCATCGAAGGTCCTGAGTATCTCAAGAGCGACTTTGGGTGGAAGGACTCTTTCGGCACTGACCTCGCCGGCTATGCCCTGGAGAGCATTGTCGATCCCGTGACGGGCGCAACGGATGCGATCACCCACGCCGCCAAAGCTGCGTCCAAGCCGTTGTCGCGAGCCGGCGCAAAACACGCACTTCGCGCCGCAGGCCTAATGGGCAAGGAGATGGCGTTCCCTGCAGCGTTCACCGGCTTGGGCGCCTACAGCCGCAGCCAGCAGGAAGAGTAATGGGCAAACTTGACCACTTGGGCAATGCCGTTCGCTCTGTCATCAAGGCCTACCACGGTAGCCCAAGGCCGGAACATTTCAGCAAGTTTGATTCAGGCTTTCTTGGGACTGGGCAGGGCGCTGAAACCTACGCCCACGGTCACTATTCCGCCCAGAATCCGGCGGTCGCAGATGATTACCGCATGTCGCTTTCTTATGGCAAGCTAAAGTCGGACTTCTTGGATGCGCTTCCGCAAGACGCCGACCCCGATGAAGTTGTTGAGTCCCTTGCGGCCTTCGATCCAAGGCAGCAACGATTCCTCAAGGCAATGAATGAAAATGATTGGCTTGGGTACGACTACCCTTCTCAAGCCATCAGCGCTGCAATGAAACGCGATGGCCTGTCTGGGGTTGACGCAACCGACGAGCTTGTTGATGCGCGAAAAAACCTTGGCACGGGATATGAGCTGGCAATTGACATCCCCGAGCATGCGATGCTGGACTGGGACGCCCCCGCCCGAAGTCAATCGAAAGAAATGCTGGCTGCGTTTGACGATGCTTGGTCGCGCGCCGCCAACCCGGACGAGCATAAATTCTTTCACATCGGTGGGTACAAAGACCCGCAGATGGCTGCCCAGTGGCACAACCATGGCTTAACGCGAGGCAACCGAAGCGGGCAGGATGTATGGCAAGCCATGGTGTCTATGCACGGGCCGCGTGGCGCAGCCGACCGACTTTTCGACCTGGGAGTCCCGGGGGTCCGGTATCTGGATTCTGGGTCGCGTGGCGCGGGTGAGTCGCAAACCCGCAACTACGTTGTTTTTCCTGGGGCCGAGGATGCAATCCGAATACTCCGAAAGTTTGGATGGCTGGCGCCAGTAATGGCGGCAGAGGCTGCTACAATGGGAGGCTCCCCACAACGCCAGTAGCTCAAGGAAGTTCACATGAACGGCAAGGATTGCCAGCACTGCGGTTACGCAGAATGCGAGTGCGGCATGGCGTATAGGCCGGAATGGATTCCCGCCAGCGCGAGCCTGCCAGATGATGGCGTGGCCGTTCTGTGGTGTGATCCGAACGACAGTTTTTGGCCGACGTTTGTCGGCAAGCGAGATGGCAAGTCAATCAACTGGGGAGGCGACTTGGCGATCCCGATTGAGAGCCGAATGCACTGGATGCATCTCCCTGAGCCGCCCGTCACCCCGAGGCGCCGGAAGGTTACGAATCCTCTGTCCTTGCGCATAAGTACCTAGGTTTCGTAACAGGCGGGCATTGATCCTGTAGGGATACAGGAGAATGCCAAGTGATTATCGCGGCTGCGAAGGCGTGTCGGGCGTGCGGGGAAGTCAAGCGGCTTGAAGAGTTTCACAACTCGCGGAACGCGGACGGCAGAGCTAACACATGCAAGCCCTGCGCGTACGCCCGCAGCCAATCGCTAAGAAAACAAAAGCAGGCTCGCCAGGGGGCCTCGCACGTTCCCAAATCTAAGCATTGCGCGTCCTGCGGCATCATTAAGCCGTCCGCTGAGTTTGCCGTATACCGCGCCGCAAACGACGGGCTTGGTCGGTTTTGCAGAGTGTGTGACAGCGTCCACAGCCGCTCTCGCCGGTACGGACTTCCAAGAGAAACGGCCGCGCAGATGACGGCCAATGAAGCGTGCGAGTGCTGCGGTCAGCGGTTCTCCGACAGCCGACACCAGCACATCGACCATCGGCATTCGGATGGTGCGGTTCGCGGCGTTCTGTGCAGTAAGTGCAATTCCTTGGTGGGGATCAGCCTAGAGAGGCCGGATGTGCTGCGTGCTGCCGCTGACTATCTGGTCAGAACACTGGACGTTGATTACCGCGAGCAGGCGTACCCCGTAACAAGAACGACGCATATTGAACATTGATATGTAGGCACACCTTCCCCCGAGGTTAGCAAAACATGTCAGAAGAACTTGATCCACAGACCAGCGCGGCGGCAACGGAGGCTCCTGAGTCTCCCCAGTCCGCGGCCAGCTATTCGGAACAATCGGCGCCGGCAGGCGATGCGAATGGCGGTTTTGACACGCCGTTCTCTGCCTTCCGGCATCTCCCCGAGTTCCAAGGCCAAGACGATCTGGCCATTGCCCAGAACCTGTACAAGGCATTCAACGGCTACCAGACCGCCACCCAGCAGCTTCAGCAGTATCAGACGATTGTTCCCGCCGGCATGGACTACCTTCGCAACCAGAAGGAGTTTGAGGCGTGGAGGCGCTCGCAGGCCGAGGCCGCAAAGCCCAAGCCGGCCGAGACGCCGAAGTGGTGGAACCCGCCCGCCATCAAGGACACCTACAAGTCCTTCATCGTCCGCGACCCCAATACGGGCAAGGAGGTCATTGACCCCTCCGCTCCGTACGAGGCCCAGCAGGCTCTCCGCGAGTATCAGGCGTACACGGCCGACTTCGCCCGCAAGTTCGTCACTGATCCCGAGAACACGCTCAAGCCCTTCGTTGAGCAGGTGGCGATGCAGAAGGCCCAGGAACTGGTGCAGCAGCAGCTCAACCAGTATCAGGCCACCAACTACGTTTCGGACCTTGAGCGACAGAACGCGGACTGGCTGTACGACGGCAACGGACAAATCTCCCGCGAGGGGCAGGCGATCCAGGCGTACATCCAGCAGGCTTCCGAGATCGGGATTACCTCGCCCGAGGCCCGCTGGAAGTACGCCACCGGCATGCTGCAGCGCGATCTTCTGAACATGCGCTACCAGCAGATGCAGGCTCAGGGCTTCAACGGCCCGGCCATGCCACAGCAGCCCCCGCAGCCGCAGGCTGACCCGGTGGCCCAACAGAACATGCAGTTCCTCCGGGAACGTGCGACCCGTACCCCGAATCGCAGTGCAGGAACCACAGAGCCGCGGGCACCTCGCCAGCGGATGAGTTTTGAAGAACGCCTTCGCGGCCAACTCGTTAACGATGGAGTGATCTGATGAGCAGTTCGACTGACTGGGCACGCAGTATTGCAACGACGATTGTCAATCACCTTCGGGAAGAAGAGATTGCGTCGTTGCGGAAGTACAAGGTGTTCGCCGCCCTTGAGGGGTCTGGCAACATCCGCACTAACATGTCGGGCAGGGGTTTCGACTGGGAAATTCAGTACAGAAATCACACTCCGAGCGGCAATAACGGAGAAACTCCGCGAGTGTTCGCACGCCAGAACCTCTGGAAGCGAGCCGAGCTGGAGTACCGTGGCGCGCAAGTGACAGACGCGATTTACAAGAAGGAGATGCTGGAGAACCGCTCCGCTCAGGCTCTTGTAAACGTCGCCGGTAAGATGGCCAGCCGTCTCCTGACGAGCATGGAGCAGTACCTCGCGCGTGAGTGGCTGCAGGATGGTTACGCCGCTGGCAACGAGCTTCGGTTCCACGGCGTTGAGTCGTTCCTCAACGCGACCCAGACGATCCAGGTTGATTCGGGCACTTCGGTGACCGCCCGCACTGCCAATGCCGCCGACCCGTTCTACTACCCCAACGACTCCTACGCCGGTCTTTCGACTGTGCTGGGTGCGTACGGTGGTTCGCAGCGTGCCGGCAACTGGCCCAACGGTTACGCCGATCCTGAGTTCGATTTTTTCAGCCCGGTCATTGTGAACGCAGCGTCATCGTACTTCGGTTCGACTACGTGGCGTGACAACTGCGTCAAGGCAATCCGCGAGGGTCTTCACCAGACCCGTCGCAACGACACCAAGGAAGATCAGATCGACATGGTCCTGCTTGATCGTCGCCTCTACATCGACATGCTGAACACGCTGGATGCCAAGGAGCGGGTGATCGTCAGTCGCACCAACGGCCTCCGCAGCTACGGCTTCACGGATGTGTTTGAGCTGGATGGCGTCGAAATTTCGCAGGAGAATTCGATTGGCTCGGTGGCCTCCACCGCCAACTCGGGTTACGGCCTGTGCATCGGCAACATGGAGCTGCTGTGCATGGAAGGACAGCTGATGTCCAGCGAGGGTCCGTTTTACGACGAGATCACGCAACAGTACCGCTACGTGGTGTCAACGCTCGGCAACCTCAAGTTCAAGTCGCCGCGTAACTTCTTCAAGATCATCGCCTCCTGAGAAAGGAATAGATAGCTATGGGTCTGCAGGTTGATCCTCCATTCGGTCTTGGTCAGACTTGGTTCTCGCTCGGCCCGTCCGAGACGCTCAAGAACGACAGCTACCACGGCCTTCAGTCTGCCGCCTCGTACGGCGACAACTTTCTTGGCGTTGTGAAGGAGTTCACGGATGTGAATCCGATCAACGGTCAGGTTCGCACCAACCGCCGCAAGGTGTGCGTTGCCGTGAAGAACACGTCTACGGTCGCCCTGCTGCCGAAGCGTTTGGTGGCGTTCAACACCGCCGCTGGCAAGGTCTTCACGGAAGTCAACGGCTACTCGGCCGTGACCAACGAGGAGCGAGTTGGCGTGGTGGATGAGTGGCTGCCGGCGTCGGGCGTGGCGGTGAACGACATCTTCTGGGTGACCGTCAACGGCCCCACGGAAGTTGTTGCTGCTCTTTCCGGAACGGCCATCGCTGCCGGCAACCGCTTGGCTGCCATCACGGCAGCGGCGACCACCAGCACCACGGCGGGCCGGGCTACGCCCAGCGCGCTGGCTGGCGTGACCGGCATCGACAACACCGGCCGCGGCGTCATCGGCTATGCCATCTCGGCCGGCACCACGGCTGACGGCTCGTCGGTCCTGGCGTTGATCACCACTCCAATCGCGTGAGGTACTGATGAGCAGAAATCAGCTGATCATCGGGCTGGCCAACCAGCAGCTTGCCAACACCATCTGGGACGAACTGCAGCACCTGACGGGCGCTACAAACGCCCTGACGATTGCGGCCACCAACACCAATGTTGGCGTCTCTGGCGGGACTGTTGGTTTCTTTGGTGCTACCGGCTCCACGCGAGCCACAAGCGCCGCCGTGACTGACTACGCCAGCCTCAAGGTTGCTCTTCAGAACTACGGCCTGATTGGAACGTGAGCATTGCCCTTACGGGCTTTCGGGGGACAGCCGGTGCAGGCGCAAGCCGGCCGGCTGTTTTCTTTTAAATGGACGAACTACTTTTTCTTATGAGCGATTCAGCCGTCCAGAACCTGGACTTCTTGCGTCAACTCATTGCCGAGGCTCGGCAGGAGAATCCGTACGCGGACATGGCCAAGCTGCGCATGCTGCAGGGGTCGGGCATGGGAACTGATTCCGCCAAGCAGGAGGATGTCTGATGCGAACCCCCTTTGGCCCACAGCCATCTGCCGCCAATAATCAGCGAAACGATTCGCAGTGGGGCGCTGGCAACTGGGCTTATTCCAAAAGGCCATCGGCTAGTCAGCCAGCCCCAGGGCAGGCCCAGTCCATAGCGCCCAAGTCTCAAGGAACGCCGTACCCGTCCTACTCTGTGCCGCAAGCCAAGGGCGGTGGAGCCACTGGAGGATACGGCGCCTACAGGCCTGCGCCGTTTCAAGCCGCCCCCGCACAAACCCCATGGGGTCCAAGCAACGACCCGTTTGTTGAGCGAACTGCGTTCATCAACCAGATCAACCAGCAGCGGATGCAGAACCAGCTGGCCTTCAATACTGGTGGCGCTACCAACCCTGCGGCAGGCCTAACCCCGGGAATCGACTACCAGAAGGCCATGCAGCAGGCGGGCCTTGGTAATGGCGCCCCCTCCATGTCGCCCAACTATGGCGACAGCATGATCAGCCGGCTGAACCAATCGTTTGGCGGTCAGGGCAACCCGTTCGCTTTTGCGCCGCAGTCTGCCCCGCAGTTTGCTGGCATGTACGCCGCCGGAACCGATCTCACAAAGCTGCCGTTCACTGACACCATGCAGCCGAACCCTGCGTACCGACCGCCAGTAACCCCATACCAACAGCCTGCCGACCCTTACGCCTCAACCACCTACGCCTATCCTGGTGGCACTTGGGGGCATTCGCCGCACCAGGGCCAGCCGACGCCATCGCAAGGAACCCAGTCCGGCTCCCGATTGAGCGAGTGGGCCGCAGCCGGAAAGCCCGGAAATCCGGAAATTCAACTGATGCAGATCGGGAAATCAAGGATCGACGGCACGGGCTTCGGGTCCATCTCTGAGGCGGCGGCATACGACAGGTGGCTTGAGTCTCAAGGCGGCCCAAGCAAGCCACCGTATTACCAGCCGGGAGTGCCAAGCCCGCCATCGCAGAAATTAACGACCATGCCGCCGCAAGGCAAGACGCCAATGGATGCCAAGACTAAGCAATTCTGGAAAGACTATCTTTCATCTCCAAGGGTCAAGGATTGGGCGATGAATACGGAAGGCCCTGCCGCCGGAAACGCGAGGCAAAAGATGCAGGAGTTGGAACGGGGCGATGATCGCAATGGCTGGACACTCATGCAGCGCCCGCGGCAGGTCCGCGCATAACGCTTGACTGATTTCTAGTTTACTGTACACTTATACACCAACCCCCGAGGTGTTTTATGCAGCAAAAGTTCAACGTCGGTATCTGCACTTTCTCTTACGGCGGCAACGGCGGAATCTCCTCTGAGGTTCCCGACATCCGAGAGTGGATGGTTCCCCTCGTTGCCAACGCCTCTCAAGACGAACGGATCGGCACCATCCGCGTCTGGAACTTGGCCGACACGCCAATCACCATGACTCGCAACCGGGCCGTCCTCATGGCCCGGCAGAACGACGTTGACGTTCTGGTGATGGTGGACTCGGACATGAAGCCCGACATCCTCATGGGGCAAGACCCAGCCGCAAAGCCGTTCTTCACTTCGTCCTTTGACTTCTTGGTGGATCACTATCCCAAGGGGCCATGCGTCATCGGCGCCCCCTATTGCGGGCCTCCGCCAGTGGAGTGTGTCTATGTGTTCCGGTGGCAGCACATGCAATCCGAGAACCCCAATCCCGACTTCCAGCTGGAGATGTACGACCGGCACACCGCCGTGAAGCTGGCCGGCATCCAAGAGTGTGCTGCGCTTCCGACCGGCCTGATCATGTACGACATGCGGGCGTTTGAACTTACGGAACCAAAGACGGCGGAAGACAGGCCGTGGTTCTATTACGAGTGGAAGGACATGTTCTGTGCCGAGAAGGCCTCCACTGAAGATGTGACGCAGACCCGCGACCTCTCCCTCGTTGGAACACAGAAGCTGGGCTACAACCCGGTCTACTGCAACTGGGACGCTTGGGCTGGTCACTGGAAGCCCAAGTGTGTTGGCAAGCCACAATTCATCGACGCCAGCCAAGTGGCCCAGAAGATGAGGCAGTCCTTTGAGGCCAACGTGGACTCCAGCGTAAAGCTGGTGGACCTCAAAGCTCCCCAGGACATTCTGAGACGCCTGCCGGCCAGTGTCTGACTACAAGGCTTGCGTAGAGTGCGGGACTTCTTATCCCGCCACCACGGCGAACTTCCACAAGTCCAAGGACGGTCTTCACTCCCGGTGCCGCAAGTGCCGGAACAAGCAGGGCAGATCGTCTCGCCAGAAGAAGCAGAACAAGAAGCTAGCCGAGATTGAGAAGGGGGCCGTGGACCTCTTCGTCTCATCGGCACGGATTGGCGGGGCAAACATCCCCCACTCGTCCGAGCTGCTGGAAGTTCTCATGGAGTACTTCGGCGGCGTGCGTGGGTTTGCCAACGCATTTCTCAAGCAGTACTTCGACGCGCCTGTCGGAGGAGCGTTTCGCACCAAAATGCTGGATTCGGTTGTGCGGCTTGTGACGGGCAACACTGCCATGGGGGGCGCTAAGAAGCCACTAGAGCTTATGAGCGAGGAAGAGCTTGAGGCAGAACTCAGGCGGCAGGTGCTGGAGGCCGCAATGACCATTCAGAGGGTTGAGGTTGTCGATGCGGCGCCCGCACTTCTGCCGACGCCGGCCGCAGAGCCAACCGCTTCCCAGCAAGAGCAGTGAGATTTTGATGCGACAATCAGCTAAAGAAAGACTTGCGAGTAAGGTTGCCGTCCGTAGCAGCGGATGCTGGGAATGGACAGCGGCCCGCTTTGACACCGGCTACGGCGCGATCAGCTACAAGGGCAAGACGCGATACGCTCACCGCGTGTCGTATTCAGAGTTTGTTGGCGCCATACCCAATGGCATGCTTGTCTGCCACCACTGCGACAATCCGGCCTGCGTCAATCCGCAGCACCTATTCTTGGGAACTTCAGCCGACAATATGTCGGACAAGGTGGCCAAGGGCAGATCCGTGCGGGGCGAAAAAAGCAGCAACTCCAAGCTAACTGAGCTGGAGGCCAGGCTGATCAAGAAGTTCCTAAAGAGGAATCCTCCGATGAGAGGGCAGCGCGGTGGCCCATGCGGATTTCTGGCGAGATGGTTCGGCGTCACCCAGACCGCCATCTCGCTGATCCATGCCGGCAAGAACTGGGGATGGGTTGAGTTACATCCAGAAGGTAGAGGTGGTTGATGCAGTGCCAGGATTGCCGTTGGTGGTTCCAGACGATCCCGGAACACCAGCAACTGAACATCGGGCTGTGCAAGAGGTTCCCCCCAGCGTGGGCTGACCAAAGTACTTGCGCATTCCCCGTGATTGAATCCCATAACGCCTGCGGTGAATGGAGTGCGAAAGCACCCGAAGATACCTCCTCCGCCGACGCCTGACGGTCCCATCGGCGGGCTAACGCAACACGCTCTTTCGCAGATGAAGGACGTTCAAGCCGAACTGGCTGAACGTCGCCTTGAGGCTCTTCGTCTGTGGGTGCCCATGCCAAAGCAGGAAGAGTTTCACGCCTGCACTGCGAGCGAGCGATTGGTAATCGGAGGAAACCGCAGCGGAAAATCGGCGTGTACGTTCATCGAAGACGCTCGCGCCGCCACCGGGCAGGACCCATACGGCAAGTATCCCAAGGAAGGCGGGAACTTGGTGATCATCGGCAAGGGGTGGACCCACATTGGCATGGTGGTCTACCCAATGCTGTTCAAGGCCGGGGCATTTCGGATCATCCGAGACGAGGTCACCGGCAAGTGGCGAGCGTTCAACCCCAACACCGATGAGGCGCGGAAGAAAGAATCCAAGCCCGCGCCGCCGCTCATTCCCCCGAGAATGATCAAGGACATGTCTTGGGTCCAGAAGAACGCCGGCTACCTCAACAAGGCTGAGTTAACCAACGGATGGACCATCTACTGCTTCTCCTCTGAGGGCGAACCGCCCCAAGGTTTTCAGGCCGATTTGGTCCACATCGACGAGGATATTTCTTCGGAGCGGTGGGTCGGTGAGATGCAGGCCCGGCTGTCGGATCGCAAGGGGCGCTTCGTCTGGTCGGCCATGCCGTGGTCCAAGAATGACGCTCTCCTTGGGCTGTGCGACCGAGCCGACAAGGCGGAGGAGGATGGCGTCAAAGACCCGATCATCAGGAAATTCGTCCTGCGCTTTTTGGACAACGCGCATATCGACTCGGACGAGAAGAAGAAGAACATCGAACGCTGGTCGGCTCTCGGCATGGACGAACTCCGCATGCGTGCCGAGGGCGAGTTCACCACTGAATCCACGCTCATGTATCCGACCTTCAATGCGTCGGTCCACATGCTGTCTCGGTCGGAACTCCCCGATGGGCAAGTCCCCGCAGACTGGACCCGGTATGTGGGGATCGATCCTGGCCACGCGGTGATGGCGACGTTGTTCCTTGCCGTCCCTCCGGACGAGAGGTTCTGGCTTATCTATGACGAGCTGTACATCCGCAACTGCAACGCGCTGATCTGGGGAGAGCAGTTCTGCTCCAAGGCCATTGAGCAGAACATCTACACCGGGATCATGGACATGCACGGCGGTGCGTTGCGTGACCTTGGCTCAGGCAGGCTGCCGCATGAGCTGTACTCCGAGGAACTCAAGAAGCGCAAGTTCCGCTTCCAGCTGACGAACACGCAATTCATTCCCGGATCGGATGACATCCAAGCCCGCACGGCCTTGGTCAGGCAGGCGCTCCACATCCGAGGCGACGGCACCACCAAGCTCAAGTTCTTGGAGGGTGCATGCCCCAATCTGATGCGCGAGATCAAGCGATACAGAAAGAAGACCACCACGGTCAACGGTCAGGTCTATGTCACCGACGAACCGCAGACTCGCGGCGAGGTGCATGCGTGTCAGGTTTTAGAGTACCTCTGCGCCAACGAGCCGAGATACCACAAGCCGCCCAAGACCTACGGCCCGGCGCCGTGGTGGGTTGATTACCTGGATCGCAAGCGACGAAAGCGGGAGTCCGAAGGCTCTTGCGTGATTCTTGGCCCCCAAGGAAATAAGCGATGAGCGATTACTCAATGCCCGAAACCAAGCTCGGTGATCTCGTCCGGTTCTACGCCCATGAGGGCGCTGATCCGGTGATGGCATTCGTCACACAGACCTCTGCCAGGACCCTGACCCTCTGGGCTGTTGTTCCTGGTTATGGGGGTGTGGAGAAGACTTCAGTCCACCACCGAGACGATCCCGGCTTGGCCGAATTCGCGGCCTGGAAGGAAACCGGCGTATGGGATGCCCTGCCGGCTGATCCGCGGGTGGCGGTCCTTTCTGAGCGTGTTTCCATGCTGGAAAAGCGGCTGAACGCCGTCGCCCCCAAAAAGGCGTGAAACGGGCAATAGACAGTAGGGAGACGCTGGATGAGCAATGACAACCCGCTTGCGCCGATTGCCAAGGGCTGGCTAAAGCTCATCGGTTTGGCGGAAACCCACAAGAAGCCATTCACGGACGATGCGAAGGAAGCGATGGGCTTCTACGCAAGCGACCCGTCGATGATGTGGGAAAACACCTATGCCATGGGCGAGCGGGGCTACAACCGCGGCATCGACCCTCCCGCGTTTCGGATGACTGTCAACCGCGTGTGGGAGGCCGTCCGCTTGTTCTCGGCGGTCATCCACCATCGCAACCCCAATCGGGTGGTCAGTCCGCGGCAGTTCCCCATTGTTGGCCCGCAGCTCTTGGGGATTTTCCCACAGCCCCCGGTTCCCCAAATGGGTCCGCAAGGCCCAGTGATTGGTCCGGACGGCCGGCCGGTAATGATGCCAGACCCCGGCATCATGGCCTACCAGCAAGGCATGCAGCAGCAGCAGTTTGCCTACGAGCGCCGAAAGGTTGTCTCCAAGCTCTTGGAGGACTACCTCAACTACACCCCCAACGAACTGGACCTCAAGCGCCATTCCCGAAAGGTGGTTGAAGAGGCGTTCATTAAGGGTGCCGGCGTGTGGTGGCATGAGCTGTACCAGCCGCCCGGGTCGAATGTGAAGATGGCCGGATCGTTCTTCGACTCCATCGACAACCTCGTCTGGGACCCCGATGCCGACGAGTTTGAAGACATCCGCTGGGCGGCTCGCAAGCGTGTGCAGCCCGTGGATGAGGTGGCCGCAAAGTTTGGCCTGTCTGTTGAAGACCTCAAGGGTCACTCAGAGTCGTACACTTCGCGAGTCAACGAAGACCAGCGTGGCTACAAGCAACAGCAGCGAGCCGGCAAAACGGCCGACTTGATTTGCTACTGGGAGATTTACTCCAAGATCGGTTTCGGGGACAGGCTCAAGGACTCCGACAAAGACCTCCGTGGCAAGTTTGAGTCTATGGGACCCAACTGCTACATCGTCGTTGCGGAGGGCGTGGACTTCCCGTTGAACTGCCCGCCCAAGATGCTCCAAGAGGAAGTGGACGAGACTGGCATTCCGCAGCAGTTGTTCGTCAACACTCAGTGGCCCATCCCCTTCTGGGCCGAGCCGGGCGGATGGCCGTTCACGCTTTTGGCGTGGCATGGCAAGCCTGGGTACTCCTGGCCCATCTCCTTGATCCGGCCTGGAATTGGGGAATTGCGATTCATTAATTGGGCGATGTCCTTCTTGGCTACCCGCATCGCAGCGTCCAGTCAGGTTCTCATCGGTGTCGCCAAGGCCGCGGACGAGAATCTCAAGAGCAAGCTGCTGGAGAAGGCCGAGGGCGGATTCAAGATCGTTGAGATATCCGAAGGCATCGGCCGGTCGGTCAACGATGTGATCTCGGTTTTTAACCTCCCGGGCGTGACCGAGGACATGTACCGCATCATCGCGGAGGTGACCTCGCTGTTCGACCGTCGCGTCGGGTTGACCGAGCTAATTTACGGCATGACCAGAAATCAGTTCCGGTCAGCCGCAGAGGCCAACGTGAAGGCCGAGCAAATCTCGGTGAGGCCTGACGATTACGCAAACACGTTGGAAGACGCTCTGTCGGATGTGGCCAGGAAAGAGTCGCTCCTTGCCCGATGGCTGATTGAGCCGCAGGACGTTGCGCCGCTGATGGGTCCCATGGCTGCGCAGGCGTGGGATATGCACGTTCGCCAAGAAGACCCAGACGCCATCGTCAGGGAGTACGACTACCGCGTTGAGGCCGGCTCGGCACGGAAGCCCAACATCGCCACCAAGACCGAGAACATGAACAACCTCATGCAGGTAATGATGCCAGTAGCGCAGGGCATGCTGCAGGCGGGGCAGCCTCAGTTGTTCAACACCCTTCTGGCAAAGTGGGGCGAGGTCAACCAGATGGATGTGGCTGACTTTGCCGTTCCTCCTCCCCCTCCTCCGCCTCCCCCAGGCCCTCCGCAGCCGGAAGGACCGCCACAAGGCCCTCCCCAAGAAGGCCCTCCCCCACAGCCCCCGGGACAGTAGTTCTATATGGACCTTCCGTTCGATATCGCCAAAAACCCAGTTAAGCAGGCGGCATCTCGGTGCCGCTGGGATCGGTCGCCAGACCGCCCCCTCCCCGCCGACGCCTTGGTTGACCAAGAATTCGTCGCCGCAGCCAGCCGGTATACGTGGCGCAAGAACGACAAGGGCTACTACTACACGCGAGTGGCCAGGAAGCCCATATCGCTGCATCGTTTTGTGTGGCTGCAGAAGTTTGGGTCGCTCCCAAGCGAACTGGATCACATTAACCGCATTCGCACCGATTGCAGGATTGAAAACCTTCGGCCTCTGACTCGTTCGCAAAATGTTTGTGGCAGGGTTGTGAATAGAAAAAACGGGTTGCCGCGCGGCGTCACTAAGTCTTGCAGTGGATACTACGCGCGGTTCCGGGCCACTTATCTAGGGCACTTCAAAACCGCGGAAGAGGCCAGTGCGGTATACGAAAGGAGCTACCATGAGTACGTCAACAGCTCTGCCGCTTGAGATCGCCTCTGCCTCCGCGGCGGTGCAGCAACATTACAAGCGCGTCCTTGACATGGGCTACGGCGAGCGATGGGCGGCCATGGTCGCCCTTCAGTGCCCTCCGGGGACCCAAGGGACTGACCGAGCCTTCATGGAAGGCCGGATGAACAACCAGCAGCTGGACGCCATGCCTGCGAGGCAGGCCAAGTACGTGTCGGACGAGGCTCGTCAGGCCGGCATCAACATCTCTGGCAAGTACTACTGCGGCGGCATCGCAGATCACCGCGGCTGGCGCGACCCCAAGGCTTGGGTGTCATCCAACGATGACGTTCTGAACGTCGCCAAGGAACGCCGGATGATGGTGACCGGGAGCGTGAACTACGACCCCGGCCCATCCGCCCCGCAACGAAAGCTGATCAACGAATCCATCGTCAAAGACTTGGTGCGCCGGGAAAAGAAAAAAAACCCGGGCGCCAAGACTTCCGAACTCCGCGAAAAGGTCATTGAGAAACACGCATACAGGGTCAAGAACCGATGAATGAGATTGCTCGTCACTTCTCCCCCGGCATGGTTGTCACCGCCAACTCGTCGGCGGCAACCACCTCTGGGATGTTTCCCTTCGGTCGCTTTGGCGGCGCTTGCGTCATGGTTGCCAATACCAATGGCGCCACGCTGATCAACTGGTACGGCACCGTGGACCCCGCCGTCACCCCGCGCCAGGTCTACGCGGACGGCTCGGCCGTGACCACCGCCCTGACCATCGGCATTCACCCAGTGCCGGATGCGTGTTTCTCATCGAACTACGTGGTGCCCGTCGTTGCTGGCGCCACCACCTGCGCGATGACCGTCATGGCAAAGGGCTGAGATGCCACAGTCGCCCAGACTCCTGCGGCCGCGAGCCAGCGGCTTCAACCCGAAGAGCATCAGCGGGCTGAAGCTGTGGCTAGACGTTGCCAATACGTCATCGCTCACATTCAACGGTTCCACCGTTTCGCAAGTGAACGACCTGAGCGGCAACGGGTTTCATGCCACGCAAGGCACGGCGAACAACCAGCCGACGTATCAAGCGACTGGCGCGAACGGAAAGCCGACGCTGTTTTTTGACACTAACGACATCATTACAACTACAGCAAAGATCAGCGACTATGTATTATCCCCGACAACAAGCCCGACTCTTACGCTGATAATGGCGGCGTTTCAGCCGCCAACAGCAAGTAGCGGCACTATTAGCTTTGGATCAGATAACCAAAGCAACGGGAGAATGTTTTTCTCAACATTCTTTGGTGGGGTCAATTTCTTTTTTGACGTTGTTACGGCATCGGCTGGCGGAAGAATGGGGCCACTCAGCCTGACTGCATCTGACTACACTTCTCCGGTTATTTTGACAGCGTACAGACACGGCTCGCAGATGCGATTCCGCAGAAACGGCGTAGACGTTGCGGCTAAAAATGATGCAAGTGCGGTTTTTTCTGCAACTACCGCAGCCCTCCGATTTCCAGAGGCCGCAGGAGCATCCATGTACCTCTCCGAGTGCATCGCATATGCCGCAGCCTTGTCCTCGTCCGATATCTCTAAGGCGGAGCGTGGGCTCGGCAAGAAGTGGGGGATCAGCGTTGCATGAGATACTTCCGCTGCGAGGCTGGCGACGAGGTGTACGAGCAGGCAAGGCTTGCACTGGATGCCGCATGGGGCCACCCGAACGCCGAGACGAAGACGCAGACGTGCATTGACCCCGCCGCCGTCGCTCCACGGGACGCAGCCGGCCGCATTGTTCTGGCAGTCAATGACGAGTTCTGTGCCTACCCTGCTGCCGAGCAGATGCTTGGCTACATGATTGGCAGCGGTGCCGCAGCAGAGATCACCGAGGCCGAGTACCGAGATGCGGTGCTATCGTCGGAGGAGTGATGTTTTGGTCTACCGCCGCCGCCATCGAACGTCTTCGCCGCGCCCTTATTGTCCCTCAATGTTTGTCTGTTTACCAAAGGAATAGCACCATGAACCAGTTGATCTACAGCGTTGTCGCTGCCCCTGCCTCTGATGCCGATGTTGTCGCCCGCCTGTTGACCGTGACCGTGAACGGCGAATCGTCGGAGAAGTCCTACGAGGGGCCAGCCTCCAAGTTCGATGACCTGACCGTCACCCAGGGCGACAACGTGATTCTGTCCTTGGTGGACATTGACGATGCGGGCAATCGCTCGGCGGCAGCAACGCTGTCGTTTGTTGCTGAAGACACCATCCCGCCGCAGCAGCCGGGTGGCTTGGGCGTGACGCTGATTGCCGAGGCGTGACCTATTTTGACTCGCTTCTCGGCCAAGCCACCTAACCACCGGACTGTGACGGTTCAAGCATGAGCTATTTGACCTATTTCGATCTGGTGGAAAACCTCATCGTCTCCTCCTATGGTGGCCCGCAGGACGCCGAGCAGCGTGACATCCGCACGGCCGTGCAGCGTGCGTACAGCGAAGTGACCACAATCAACGAGTGGTCGCACTACTACACGCACGGCCGGGTCATTACCCAGCCCCAGTATCAGACTGGGACGGTGGCGTTCAACGCCTCCAACAACCAGCTCACGCTCACGGGCGGCTCATGGCCGACCTGGGCTGAGTCTGGGTCGGTTGCTATTGGGCGGTTAATTGCCAAGGTTGCCACTCGGACATCCAGCACCGTCCTGACGCTGGACCCAACGCTCACGTTCCCCAGCAACTATTCGGCTGGTCAGGCGTACGTCCTGCACCAGACCGACTACGCCTTGCCGGCCGACTTCCGAAACATGGATGAGCCGAGCAACGAGTTCAACTGGTGGTCGGGCCTGTACCTGAAGCCCGACGAGGCGATGAAGCTGGAGCGCGTCGGCAACAGATCGGGTCGCCCGTGGCACTGGACGGTCCTCAAGAACCCGAATGGATCGGGGTACATCCTCAAGCTCGTTGGATATCCGACCTCTCAGGAAACCTTGGACTTCACCTACCGCCGTTACCCGCGGCAGATGCGGTGGAGCGGCCATGAGCCTGCGGCAAGGTTTGCGCAGCTCTCTAACGCCGGGGACGGGCTGTGGCTGTACACGGCCGATGGCTCGTTCTCGTCCAGCATGGTCGGCTCTGTGCTTCGCCTAGGCACCGCCGTCAGTCAGTACCCGGGACCGCTGGAGTCGCTCACTCCGTACGTGGAGGAGTTGCTGATCCAAGATATCCAGATGGCGGAACTCGCCAATGACAGCGTTGTTGTCGGCGCGCACACATCGGACAGTGTCGCTGGCATCGTAACCGACCCCGCAGACGTTGCGAGGCACATGCAGACCGCGTTGCACTCTTGCGCGGCGTATTGGCTGGACAGGATTCGGGGCGGCAAGGCCGAGCAGTCCTTTGGCGCATACCAGCGCGACCTTCGGCTTGCCCTGGAGCAGGATCAGCTGGCTCCGCTGTCTGGCAGGACGCGAGAAATCTGGCATGACGGTGGCTGGCGAAGTCCTCTCAAGGCAGACGAGGGCGTATGATCATCATTGAAAAGTGGGGCGGGCTGGCTACCAACATAAGCCCGTACGCCCTGCCGCCCGGCGCCGCAGTAACGCAAGTGAATCTGCAGTGCCTGAGTCCCGGCCAGCTGTCTGTTCGCAAGGGCTTGGCGGCGATGTCTTGGACCACCCACTCCGGATCGACCGTCCCAATCACAACCCTTCAAAGGTTTCAGAGCGGCACGCTGGAGACGGTGGTGTACCAGAATTCGTCCGGGGTCCTGTTCTACGCCAAGGGGCCGACATGAAGATCAACGGCGCCACGCTGACGGGTTCGACCAAGGTTTCGCTGTTCAAGGGGCGACACAAGTACATCTACGGCGTAAACGGCGGAGGCAGGGGAATTCGCTGGTCCGGATCGGGCGAAGCTGAGTACATCGGCATGCAGGCGCCGACAGCTGCGCTGACCATGACTACGACCGCATCGACAGCAAACATCGTTGCGGCAGTCGAAGTCATTGCTTCTGGTGGGGGATATTATCAACCACCCACGGTCACGTTCTCGGGAGGTGGCCTGACCTCTGGCGACACGCGGCATGCGCAGGGCCTCGCTCGCCTCAAGAACGGCGGCGTGGCCAATGTAGTCATCACCAATGCCGGCCGCGACTACACCTCCCGCCCGCAGGTCGCCATTTCTGGCGGGCGAGGTAGCGGTGCCACGGTGTCCGTTGGGGTGGACGGTGGCGTGGCCGCGGTCATTCCCACTAACGCTGGGTCGGGGTACACAAACGGGGCGACCATCAGTTTCTTCGGCAACACCGGATTCACGGGCGCCATCGGAGAAGTGGACATCACTGATGGCCGCGTCAGCGGAGTGCGGGTAATCAATCCCGGCTCGGGTGCAACGGCTGCGGCTACGGCGACCATTTATGCCGTGAGCGGCGGAACTTCCGCTGCCGTGAAGTGCGTAATGTCGTACTCCGTTACGGCTCTGACCGTTACTGGCGGAACCGGATTTGCCGGCACTGTGCCCGTGCAGTTCTCTTCAATTAGCGGGTCTGGCGCCGCAGCCTACTGCATTGCCGACGAAACTGGCGCCCCCACCAATCCCGTGATTACCTCGCGTGGCGCGTACGCGGTCATCCCCACGGCAAGCGTCTTGGGAACTGCCGCGCGGGCCGAAGCGCTCATCCGCGCCCCGATGCGTGGCTCATACCGATGCGGCTACAGATACATTGACAACACGCTCATCGCTGACGGCGGGCCTGTTCCCTCCAGCCTGTCAGAGCTTGTGACCGTAGAAGCTGCCAGCGGAGCCTCGGCTTTTGTTTGGAACTGGTCCAACTCTGGTGCCGATTCTCGCGTTGCAGCCGTGGAGCTGTGGAGAACGTCTGCCAACCAAGCGGTGGTGCTTTATCGCATCGCCCTTCTGGAAAAGTCTGGTGGCGTCCTGCCGTCCACGTACACCGACACCATGGACGAAGCCACGCTCATCGATTCTACGCGATCCGGCTATGCCCTGATGCCGATCACGTTGCCGTCAGGCCAACTCAATGCATATCGATTCGTTGTTCCTCCGACAGACATGGAGGATGCCTGTTGGTTCCAGGACAGGGCGTGGTACGGCGCCAACACAAACGGCACGCGGCCCAACTCGCTCTTGTTCTCCGAAGTGGACGAGCCAGAGTCCGTGCCCGATGTGAACGAAGTGGTGATTCAGAACAACACGGGATCGCAAGACAAAGTCATCGCACTGATCCCGTATGGCGCCATGATGCTTGTGGCTCAGGAACGGCATATGTATCGGCTCACATATGTCGCACAGCCCGTCATCGATGCCGCCATCACGCTGGCCGGTTACCGCGGGCTTCTCAACAAGCGGTGCTGGGCGACGTTTGAAGGCGGGCTGTATTGCGTGGACTCATTCGGCATGTACGGATTCGACGGCTCTTCCATGGAGCCACTGTCCGCTGCGGTGGATGACTACTGGCGCGACGGCGTAATCGACTTCTCCAAGTCCGCAAACTTCTTTGTGCAGGCCGATCCGCCGGCCAGGGTGATTCGCTTTCACTACTGCAAGTCCACGGACGGCGTCATTCCCCCGCGGGCGCTGTGCTATTGCCTCGCAACGAAGACTTGGTGGGAAGAGGTTTATCCGCAGGGCGTTGGGGCATCGACCATCATCCGCGTCAACGGCAAACAATCCCTTGTCTGCGGATCGTCCGATGGGAAACTGCTTGCGGCAAACTCTGGGCTTGTGGACTCCAGCGGAAACACCACGGCATCCATCCCCTACGAACTCCGCACCGGGCCGATGACAATCACGGATGAGCCGACCCGTCAGATCGGAGTTTTGTACAAGCCTACGGCGACAACGTCTGACTTGACGCTTCGGGTCCACTACAACAACTCGCCCACATACCGTCAGAATGCCGTCAATTCCGACCGCGGCGAGGGGGTTGTGGCCTCCCCGACCGGCGTGGTCATCGACATGCGCACGGCGAGGTCGGCGCTTGGTGACTCCACGGGGTACTCTACGGCCCGCTACTCCGGTCGCGCCAATGACCGCTCCGCCGGCGCCGACCGCCATCTCGCCGTAAATTTGTCTGGCTCTCAGTCCGGCTCCCCGATTGTGCTGCACGGCGTCACCATCGGCGGAGTCACTGCGTAATGTACACGCAACAAAGCAATGCCCTTGCTTCAGCTCTGGCGCTTCCCGCCGGCCAGCAGCAGTCGCAGGCTCTCCTGCAAGTATTTGCCAATTGCATCCAGGGCTTGCGGCAGAACGGCCCGGTATCCATCAATACCGCCGCCGGCAGCCAAGCCCCGCGAGCCGGTGTCATCACCACGCCGCCTGGCGTTGGCTCTGTAGCGAACCGCAGTGCGGGCGGCAGCAACCTGCAAGACTATTACAACGGCTACGGCGACCGGCCCGTAAACCAATACCCGCCCAACGTCTGGAACTTCAATAGCTACGGCGGCAATACGAACAACAACTACCTAACCTCCAACGTCAGCAATTTGTTTGGCGGCAACGCCAGCAGCTACTTTGGCGGCGACTTGTTCTACGGCGACAACTACCAAACCACCAACAACTTTAGCAACGCCCAGAACTTCAACCTAAATTCCCAGTCCGATTATTTCACCTACAACAATTCCATCAACAACTCCGACAACTCCGTCAACAACAACAACATCAGCAACTGGTACAACAACCAGTATACGGACAACAGCTACAACGACTTTTCAACAACTCTCCAAACCACGCAAAACACCTACAGCCAGACGGTCAACAACTTTGAGGGCGACTCCTACTTTGACAACACCGTCAATCAGGGCGATGTGATAAACGAGTCCACTGTCACGCATTTGGGCGATGTCTTCCATGAAGGCGATACGTTTCTCACCGATAGCAGAACCTTCATCAACGACAACGACACCACCATTAACTTGGTGGACTATGTCACAAACGTGGTGATAAACATCATGCAGGGGCGAGGCCCCAAGGGGGACAAGGGGGACCCCGGGGAATCCGCCAAACTCCTTGCGCACACGCACGTATTTACCGGCACCAAGGAAACCATCAAGGTGCCAAAATACAAATTTAACGCTGAAACTTGTGCACTTGAGGAGGATGGGACAAAAGACATCTCGTTCACCCCCAAGGGGAAGGTGGAGAAGAATGTGGCTTGAGGACAATAGTCAGTAGGAGAATCGCATGGCATTTATCAAGGTCCCGAATTACACCTTTAAGGGCGATCCGGTTTCGCAGGCTGCGGCCGCAAAAACCGCCGCCGAGCATTTGAAGGCACAGGGGCAAATCGGGGCCGCTCAAGCTGCCGCCCAAGGACAGGTCGGTGCCGCCCAGGCCGGCGCTCAGGGCACGCTGTACGGCCAGCCGGGCAATATTTACGGCAACTACGCAAACTCGGGGGCCAATGCGTATGGCAGTTACGCCCAAGGGCTTGGCCAGATCGGCTCGTCGTTGGCGGGGCTGTACAACAACTACGGCACCAATCTTCAAAATCTTTATTCCAACCAGACTGCCGCCATGGGGCAGACCGAGACAGCTCGGCAGATCGCTGCCGCCAATCTCGGGACATCTGGCCTGAGCGCGATGGGCCAGATGATGGGCGGGGCGTTTGGCGCCCAAGCCCAAAATCAGTCTGCGGCCTACAAGGCCATGGCCGACATGCAGGCTGCGAACCAAGGGGCCATGAGTTCGTACGGTGCGTCCCGGAACAGCGCGCTGGCGAACCTTGGATCGTCCGCCGCCTCCCTGGGCAACGCTGGAGCCAACGCCTACAGTCAGCTCGGGACCGGCACTTCCGCGGCGAGAGCCAACGCCGCAGGCTCGCTCGGGACCGCTTACGGCAGCGTGTTGGGTGGGCTGGCGAATTCAGCCGGCAATCTTGGAACTGGCCTGTCAACGGCTCGGGGCAATACCGCAGGCGCACTGGGTTCTGCCTACGGCGCGGCACTCAACAGCTACAACTCTTCCAACGCCGCCCTCGGCGGCAACCTCGCTGGCGCCTACGGCAACATGGCCGGGACGATGGGGCAGGCGTACGGGGCCGCGGCGGGGTCGCTTGGCAACTCTGCGGCGAACCTTGGCGGAAGCCTCGCGAACGCCGGCGCCAATCTCTACGGCACCCTTGGAACCGCAGCCGGCCAGTTCGGCGGGGCGACCAATTCGGCCTTGGGCGGCATGTACGGCTCGCTCGGCAACGCGCAGTCGCAGTACGGTGCTGCCTCACAGGGGGCGAGGGCAAACCTCCTTGCCTCACTGGCGAACACAGACCTGGGGGCCTACAACACCGGCGCGAGCTATCGGGCCGACATGGCGAAGCTCGGGCTTGCCAGGGAGCTTGGGCTTGGCCAGATCGGCGTGGCAGCGAACGCATTTGGTGGCGGCGGTGGGTCGGGTGGCGGCGTGAGCATGACCGCTGCCGGCGAGCCGCTCGGTTACGCTTCGGGCAGCTATTCCCCATCGGGCGGCGGCTCGTTCGGCGGCGGCGCTGGTTCCGCGGGCGCATTCGCCCCGCCCTCTTCCCCGGCCTGGTATCAAAGGCCGCAATCGCTGCCGCCGTTTCCTAGCCAAGCTCCCTTTGGCGCGGGCCAGATGAGCGCAGCCGACAGCGGCGTTCTCATGGGACTTGCCGGCACTGGCGCCGCGGGCGGGAACGCCATTGGCAACACCACCTCATCCATCAACAACGCCATGGGCGGCTACGGGGCCGCGGGCGGGAATGTGATCGACGGCGCCGGCGGTTCGGCCTACAGCCAGATCGGCACATTGTCAGATCAACTGGCGAACATCCCTGGCATGTTCGCTTCGGGCATGCAGGGCATTCGTTCCGCTGGAGATGCCGGATACGCCAACCTCAACAGCGGCTTGGCGTCGATTAACAGCAACATCCCCGGCATGATGGGCACCGCCATGCAGGGCATCGACCGCGATGGAGCCAACGCTTTTGGGTCGTTGCAGTCTACGGCACGGCAGGCCAATGCACTCCCGGGCATGCTGAACACCGCCCTGAGCGGAATCAACAGCGACTTTTCGCAGTCTAGTTCTGGAATTGGCTCGTCGCTCGGACAGGGTTACGACGCGATTAACCAGTCGCGGAATGATATCAACTCTTCGCCAATTGCCCGCTATCTGATGCAGACCGGGCAGGCAAGCCGCAATCAGCTCGGCTCATCCATGGCCGCTAATGACAGCCTTTTGAACGGCTGGATGAATGCGGGCCTCGGCAATGTGCGGCGCGCCTTGGCCGGCGGGTATGGCCAGCTCAACAACGGCATGAATCAGTTCTACGCCAATGTTCCGCGTGACGGCGCAGCCCTCCTTGGTTCCGCCCTGCAACAAGGCGCTGGGCAGGTCGGCGCACTGGGTTCACAGCTCGGGTCCGCGTACGGGTCGTTCAATAACTCCAACGACGCCGCCCGCAACAATGCCATCGGCCAACTTGGCGATGTCATGGATCGCACGGGCGTTATGACTCCGCTGGCACAGCAGCAGATGCGATTCAAGATGCAGGACGCGCAGAACGCACGCAACAAGCAGATTGCCCAGCAGTATATGAGCGCATTAGGCAAAGTCCAAAACTCGCCGCGGGTCGTTCGCAAATAGGGTTGCAGTAAATGCTCTCATACGACACCGGCATTCAAAACAATCCTCCAGTCACCCCCGGCATGCAGCAGCAGGCGTTGGCTGGGCTTGCCAACCAGCGGGGCGTTCTTCAGTACCCAGGCTCGGCGGGGGATGTGTACCGCGCCCGCGCCCTGGCTGCCGGGATGGATTACGAGCGTGCCGCAGCCACTGCCAACAACGAGTACCTCGCCGCCGCCCAGAAGGCCCAGCAGTCCACGGCCTTGGCTGGGCTGCAGCAGATGTCGCAGGCGCAGCAAAACGCTAACAATCTCGCCAACCAGCAGCAGTCCATGAAGCTGAGTTATCTCGGGAAAATGTCGGGCGGACTTAACGGGCTTCTCGGAAACATCTTCTGATGAACTACGCGACCACTACTTCGACATTCGCGCCGCAGAAGGTGCCAAACACGCAAGGCCTGTTTAACACTGCGCTCGCCCAAGCCCAGGCGTCCGCGGACCCCCGGTTTAACATGAAGGCCATGGACAGGAACGGCGTTTCGCGTGGCAGCGGAACCTTGGCGACCGCCGGAATCCAAGCGGCGCAGAACCTCGCGGATGGGATTGCCAAGGCATACCAAATCCCTGCACAAGATGCGGCGACCAACGCCAACAACACGCTCCAGTACCAGACGAATCAAGAGAATTTTGGCCAAGGGGCCTCTTCCATCGCCATGCAGAACGACTACGCCAACGCGCTAGCCGCCCTGCAACGCAATCAAGGCATCCTGCAGTTTCAAGGCAACGCCCTTGGCGGCTTGCTGGGCAGTGTCGGCAACTCAAGCAATCTCGGGTCCTTCGGGAATTACAATGGCACGTATCGATTTTGATCTAGACGATCTTACTAACGCCGCGCTTAAGCGGATGGTGAAGCAACTCCTTGTCTCGGATGACGAAGAGGAGAGAAAGCTCGTCAAGAGCCTTGGCAAGAAACCGGGCGACAAGGCAGAGAAGAACGACCTAGCCGACCTCCATGAGGAGAAGCACGGCAAGCCCAACACGCCGATGGTGACCGACGATGACCTTCCGTACGACGGCGACGATGAGCTGCCGGATGTGCCGAAGAAGAAGGGGAAGAAGTAATGGGGAAGGTGGACGATGTAATCGAAACAATTCGCCGCCTTGCCGGCCGTGCGCCGTCTGGCGTCCCAATAAATGTGTCCGATGACGTTGCCAGGGCCGCGGCAGCCAATCTTGATCCGCAGGCTGTCCAGCTGACGGGAGCCGAGGTCTGGTCGGACCCGGCTCGCGGCATGTCGCCGGGCCTTGCTGCTGCTTTGCGGGACGCTCCCGCGGGCGACCCCGCGGCCGAAGCAGTTAAGGTTTACGTTCGCGGTAAGCCAGACTTTTCTGGAGTAGAGGCTTCTTCCGCGTGGCATGATCCGGAATGGCGTCATGTCGCCCGCGAGGTGGAGTCCGATGGCTTCCCGGACATCTATCGGGAAAACTGGCCGGTCCACAGCGGGGTTTCCGGAAAGCAGGTTCAACTCAGCCCTGCGGCTCAACGCCAACTGAATTCGGCCCGCGGCACAGGCCCGGCCGACTTCTCTGGCATCGACATTGGTCCGCTGGACTCCGCTCCCGACTTTGAACTCGGCTCCCCGCTCTGGCATCAGCTGGACAAGGGCTGGAGGGCCAACGACAACCTTCGCCGCGGGCGTACGCCAAACCTTCGCAACCAAGACCCGCAGCTGGCGAGGGTTGCTGGAGACGCCATCCGCACCAAAAACGCCGATGCGGCCTCCGCCCGTGCCGCTGACGCAGAGCGGGCCGACTCTATCCGCGGAGGTCTTGGAGAACTTGGGGCTGCCGCTGCGACGGTGGGTGTCGGGGCTGGCCTTGCATCTCTGTATCCATCTGGAGAAAAGCCGGCGCAAGGCGACCTAACCGACACCTCCGGGAATGCGGACCTCGTTGAGGAATCCCGCCCGGCGCCGAAGGTTGACTCCGAACTTCCGCCCGATGAGCAGGAGTTTGCGGATCGCTTCAAGCGTCAATACCTCGCCAGAGAAGCGAAGAGAAATGCGCCTGCGGACTATTCGTTCCAGGCTCGCGAGCTGATGGATCAGCTCAACACCATGCGGCGCGCTGCCGGCGGCGAGGTGCCAGAGGCCAAGGCGATGATGGCGGAGATCAATCGTTTGCTGGACCTGTCCAACAAGCAGAAGAACGCTCCTGGCTACGAGCCGCCCATGCCGACCGACTACCACGGCGAGGCGCAGCGCTTGTTGCAGAAGCTCAACGCTCGCCGCATGGAAGTTGGCGGCGAGGTTCCAGAAACGAATCAGGTTATGGCAGAGGTTCGTCGCCTCCAGGCATTGGGTGATCGTCAGCGAAACGTAAGGTAAGGAGTTGTAGATGGCAGGCTTGAATGTTCGCGGCGATCTTGTAGGCAACGTGCAGGACGATCTGAACGCCGCCGCTTCCCCGATGGCACTGGACCCTGCGCCCCGCAGGCGAGCAAGCCCATACGAAACGGAACTTCGGATTAAGCGGCTCGCGCAACAGGCCGGCGTGTCTCGGCAAGAGGCTAGGCGCTTGTACGAGGAGGGCCTTGCGGATGCAGAGGTCGACCCGGAGGTTGGCATGACTCCCGCCCAACTCAGCATGGCCACGCAATCGCTCCGCGACATGGCCGGCACTCGCCAAGACGAAGCCGAAGCGAATCGCAAGAAGAAGTGGGCGGCGATGACCTACTTGGCTGGCGGCGCTCAAAACCTCGGCGGCGGCAACCGAGCGATGTACGCCGCTCTCGCAGACCTCCCAGAGGAAGAGCGGCAGAAGTCGCTGCAGTACATGATGCCGGGCGGCAATCAGGCTGCTGCCGTGGACGTTGCCGAAGTGAGGGGCAATCCGGAGATGGACGCGCGGATTTTGGCGATTGAAACACAAAACCAAGCCGCTGCCGACGCGCGGGCGCAGCAGGACCGGCAGTTCAGGGCTGAGATGGACGAAAGAGGCGCGGCGAGGGCCGAGGATGCCGCGACGAGAGAGGCCGCGGCGCAGCGGCACATGGAAGAAATTCGATGGGCTAATGAGATGGCGCTAGAGAAGATGCGGAATGAAAGTCAAAACAGCGCCCAGGAATGGGACCGTCGCTTCGACATGGCCAAACTTCCGATAGATGCCGAGCTTGCTGCGGCAAAGGCGAAGCAAGAGACTTTCGACAAACAACTGGCCGCGAATAAGGAGGCTGAAGCTCGCGCTCTCCCTGGCGGCGAGGGCACGTACCAACTGCAGCAAGGAAACTACAACCATCCGCTTGCTGAAGAGCTTATGAAACAAAAGGCGCGTGAGTCGGACAAGTCTTGGCTTGGCTTCTATCCAGATGACGCCAACAGGCTTCACGCCACTCTGATTGGGCTTGGTATTAAGGACCCCGCCGTCCGGCAAATGCTTGTTGCCAAATACGGCCAGCAGCGCAGCTGGTCGCGAGGCGGCACGCCCGCGTATTGATGGCCCTCTCCCCGCTGTTTGATATCTATGACCCAAACAGCCTGCTGGACGAGCAGTACGAAGTCGATCCGCTAACGGGCGAGCGCCGCCGGCGCAAAATCTCCGACCTCATGCCAGAGGAGGAGCGTCAGAGCGTTCTGCAGTCCCTGTCAAATATCGGCGCTTCCGGACTGACCGGCTTAGGCTGGTTGCTGGATACACCGGGGGCTATGGTCCGCGGGACAATCTCTGGGCTTGCAGACGGCGATCCGTTCCGTGGGCTGCGGGCGCTCGGCCAAACGTCCGACGAGCGTGTGGAGGGCCGCGAACTGCTGCGTCAGTTCGGGATGACTGGCAATGATGATACGTGGTCCAACTTCGCGGCTGGCATTGCTGCCGAGGTGGCGCTTGACCCGACTACGTACTTCGCGCCGTGGGCCATGCTTGGCAAGGGCGCGTACAGCACTGCGGCCCGCACGGCCAGCCGCGCCGGCTTGCTAGACAATGCCGCACTCTTGGCCCGCCAGCAAGGCAAGGGCATCCGCGAGTTCATGCGGTCCACCACGGGCCGCGGGATCATCGGCATGTCGGATGACACCGATGCGTTTAGCAGGTTTGCCGACGCCGCTCGCGGCAAGGGGCTTAATCCAGACGATCTCTTGGATCAGCCACTTGCCGGCATGTTTGATTTCCGCATTCCGGGGACTGAGCGCGGCTTCAACGTCGTCGGCGGAGCGGCTGGGGACATGGCCGCTAGGGCGCTAGACACGCTTGGCGAGAGGGCCAGACGAAACCCATTCACTGGACCTGTCCTTAATCGCACCACCGCAGCGTTCGATCCGAGCGTGATGGGCGAAGTTGATTACGACAAGCAGTGGCGTAACCGCGAGGCGTTCGCAGAAGCCGGCAAAAACCAGAGAGACTCTCGGCAATGGCTTGCCGAGCAGGTCCTTGGCGCCGAGAAGGGGCAGCACGCGGACTTCACGTTCAACGACCCGCGTATTCAAAACGCAATTCGCGACACCATCGAATCGCCCACAGACTTGCTGGGCCTCCAAGACCAGCAGGCCGTCGCGGCGCTGTACGCAGTTCCGGAATGGAAGCAGTTCCGCGACTCAATGGCGGAGCGGCTGGCTCAGGCCAGGGACGAGGCGGCGTCGGTCGGCCGAAGCATCCCTGTGGCCAACAGCCTGGAGAACGTGGGGTTCTTCCCGTCGCAGGCGATCTACTTTGACGCACCGGACTTGCTTGATCTTCCCGGTCGGGTGCGGGCCAGGGAGAACCCATACTCCCGCGGCGCCCGGGTCTTGAACCTGGATGATGTGGTCGGCCGAAGCCGCGACTTGAAGACCGACCTTCCGCGGCGAGCCGAGACATTCCGCAGGCTCATGTCGGGCGACTTTGGGCAGAACCTGCGATCTCGCCTTGTCGGGGCAAACGACCTCCAGACCCCGGGCATTATTGACGAGGCCTTCACCGAGTTGGGCATGGAGGCGCCGTACAACAAGGTTGGCGTCCAACAGATTTCCGACAATGGCCACACGGCCGAAAGCCTGCGTGAGTTTCTGAGCGACCCGACGCTCCTTGACTCCGAGCGATCCGAATGGCAGCAAAGACTCAATTCGCTACTACGCAAGCAGGCTGACGCGGACGCTGCCGCAAAGCTCCAGCAGGATTCTCTCAAGGTCCAGCTCGGAGACATGCTGATTCGGGCCGACAACCAGTTTGCCCAGAACAACGTTGGCCTGTTCGATCAGTCGCCAATCAACGAGATGGCCCGCTACCTGTCGGGGCACGCAAAGTCGCAGGCCAACGCTCAGGTCATTGCGGACGAACTGATCAATAACGTCTCGCAGATTCCCGCCAACGTGATGCCGGCCGGTGGCGCAGTCAACTTGCTGGAGGCGGCTGCGGAGCTGGGCTTTGAGCCGGCCGCGCTGCGAGAGGTTCTAGAGCGGCGACTGCCGGGCGTGGATGTCGGGGCCGCGTCCGTGCCCCAAAGCGTCGTTGCCGACCTCAAAAAGCTATCGCCGCTGAATCAACAGAAGGCAGACTCGCTGCTGGGGAGGTCGTACGATTCCTACACCAACCTGTTTAAGGTTCTGGCTCTGGCCAATCCGGCCTACCACACGCGGAACGCCTATTCGGGATTCATCTCCAGCCTGACTCAGGGCGATCAGAACCCAGCACAAAACTTTGTGAACTGGCTGGTTGGCGTACAGGCGGGCAAGGGGAACTACGACCAGCGAAGTCTGTTCGGGCTGGTGCCGTCTGTTGAGGAGCGCCTCAGTACGGCGCCGGGGTACGAAGCGCTGTTGCCAGAAGAACGCATCGACAAGTTCAAGATGGAGGCAGCCCGCAACCGGCTTGGCGGCGGGCTGGTCAGCGAGTCCGAAGGTATCCCCGAGCAAGCAGCCCAAGCTCTTTACCCTGGCGGCGATACTCAGAGGTCCGTTCCATGGGTTGGCGACGGCGGGCTGCTGTATGACCCTGACAGGACATGGCGTGAGTGGGCAACCATCCGCGGAGTCAATGGTCCGGGCGCATTGCTGCGAGGAGAAGACGCCCCCTCTAGGACGCTGAACCCACTCATCGATCTCCATGAGCGAGTCGGCCGGCGAGTGGAAGATGCCAATCGTCTCGGCACCTACATCTCTGCCCTTCGCCAGGGCTACTCGCCAGACGCCGCGGCGCAAGCCGTGTTCAAGACACAGGTGGACTACAGCCCGCAGGCGTTTACGGACTTTGAGCGACGGCTAAAGAAGCTGGTGCCGTTTTATTCCTACACGCGCGGCATTGCCCCGCTGGTCGCGGAGAACATCCTGTACCGCCCCGGCGGATTACAGGGGCAGACGATCCGTGCGGTTACCCGAGCCTCGCAGCCGCGAGAAGGGTCGTTCCTCCCCGAGCATCTGCGGCAGTCGGCAGCGATTGCCCTGCCGCCAGAGTTTGGAGGACAGCCGGCCGAGAACCTTCAGCGCGTCATCAACAACATTGATCTTCCCTACGAAGGCCTGATCAACCTGTTCTCGCCCGGCATCGGCAACACTGCCTCGCAGCGTGTGGTGGATTCGCTACAGAAGACCGGCATGAACCTGCTCGGTCAGCTCAACCCGCTGATCAAGGCGCCGCTTGAGATGGTGCTGAACCGCCAGCTCTACAGCGGACGCGAGCTGTCGGATGTGTACTCAGTGCTAGAGAATGCCGTAGACCCCCAGTACGGCCCGCTTGCCCGCGCGGCCGAGCAAGTGTTGGTCAATGCCCCGGGCGGATCAAAGGCCATGTCCTTGGCCCGCACGGCGATGGATAACCGGCTGACGCCAGCCGAGCGAGCGCTGAAGTTGCTCGTCAACAACACGCTGGGCGTGAAGATCACCGACATCGACCAAGAGCGGACCAAGCAGCTTGCGGCGAGGAACACGCTCAACGAGTTGCTGACCGCGACCCCTGGCGTCCGCACGTACGAAAACCTCACCGTGCCCGAAGATGTTCTGCGGAAGATGCCGGAAGATCAGCGGCGACTCTACCTCCTCTACAAAATCTTGCAGTCCGAGGCAGCCCAGCGTGCCCGCGAAAAGAAGAAGGCAGAGATGGCCCCCATGGAAATTCTAGGGGTTCGATAGGCTCGGCACCGGCTGCTTGGCATCTGCGACCAAGACCGGGTCTACATAATGTTTCTGGGCCAGCCCGGCCGTGGCGTGTCCTAAGTGTCCAGTGGGGTCTTGGCCGGCGATTACCGCATAGGTGGCACTGCTTCTACGCAGGTATTTGCCACTGCCGTACAGCCCGGCCCGTTTGACCAATCGTCGGAACGCGCGTATAAACACGCACCTTCCGACCAAGTCCCCGAAGATGCGGGGGCCTCTGCGAGGGAGGGAGCCGATGGCGAGGAGGGCCGCTTCGTCCAGCATGACAACATGCGGACGGCGGGTCTTGGCCATCACAATCGCCAGCTTGTTTCCACGGATGGACTCATGCGTCAGCGCCAGCATATCTCCGAGCCGCAGCCCGCTGCTGTAGGACACCAGAATCCACGCCGGGAGGAGAATCTTCCACGGGCAGTGGGCCGTGCCACGCGGCATTTCCTTGGCGACTTCTATGAGCCGGCGTATCTCGGCATGTGTCCAGGCTCTGGGGAGGGGATGGTTGCACTTGACACGCCGCAGCGGGTCTGTACAATCGTCCACCACCAAGCCGCGTCGGAGGGCCGCTCTGCGAAGCGTGTTGAGCATTCGGCGGTGGTTCTGGACTGTCTGGGGAGCGAGGCTATGGAGAGCCTGTGTGAGGTAGCCGTCGATGCGATTGACCGTGAGGTCGGTCGTTTCCCATGGCAGCCGTTTGGTCAGGACGCGGAGCTGCTCGGTGTAGCCGGGGCTGGCCCCAATCTTTATCGCGTAGTCAAGGGCGAAGTCGATCAGTCGCATGGCTATACCCTCCTCAAGAGCGGCGTAATGTCTCCCGAAGAAGGGCGTCTTTCAACACCCCGGTGCATGCGATACAATCCGCACATGCGACCAAGCACCCCTAGCTCAATTGGCTACAGCACTCTCAAGAGTGCCCTAGCCTGGGTGTTTCTTCGGGACCACCGAATCTTACGGCTGGCGTTTCTCGCCGCACTGACCGCAGCCCTCTGGCTCAACCGCGTAGGGGCAGTCTGCACCCTTCTGGTGCTTGGACACCTGAGCGAAGCGATCAAGGAGTTCTTCCCCACGGACGGGGACTGATGGATCGACCCTGCCCCATGGACGGGGCTTTCTTTAACTGGAGGTGTACGGATGACCACTATCACGGAGTTGCCGACCAAGGTGATCGGCATGAGCAATCAGGCGTACCGGATGGAAACTGAGTTCGACTCGCGGTCGTTCCTCCACACGGTCGCCAAGTACGGCGGCGAGGTTCAGCAGTGGCTTGACTCTGGCCGGGTGTTCTGGGGCGGTAACTCTGCCACCAGCAAGGGGTCGGAATTCGACACCATCATCACCGAGATTCTTGGCGGCAGGCTGTTCAAGGACGTTGTGGTAACCCCGCCTGACGATGTGCTGGGGGCCAACGGTTCTCGCTCCACCAAGGCGTACAAGGAGTGGGCTGCCGAGCATCAGCGGGATGGCACCGTCATCACCACTGAGGATCAGGCCCAGGTCTACGCCTACATGCTGGACGGCATGCAGCAGAACGAGGCCTGCCGATCACTGATGGAGCGGACGGTTGAGACGCAAGTCTCTGTGTTCTTTGAAATCGACGGCCATGCACTGAAGACCCGTCCCGACGCCTGCTGTGCCGACCTGTGGTGGGACCTCAAGACCACAAGCCAACCGTGGGACAAGCTGTTCTTCAGCGCGAAGGACTACGGCTACTACGAGCAGGAATGGCTGTACGTGGAGTCGGCCAAGGCCATCGGCATGGATCACTTCCGCATGCCGTTCGTCTTTGTCGCAACGACGCCGCCGTACAGGACCAAGGTCTTTCATCTGCCCGAGGCCCTCGTTGAAGCTGCTGGCCGGCGGATGCGGAACGTAATGGAGGAAGTTCGTCTACGCCGCTCCACCGGCATGTATCTGCCGGCTGACGCGAACGAGATCAAGGAACTCGTTGTCCCGGCGTGGGCACAGAAGGAAGAGGAGTACGTGGAAGTATGAAGTATTCACATGAGGGCGTTGGCCCGTCGTCTAGTCCAGAGCTGAAGCAGCACACCGCTGCGCTGATCAATGTTCACAAGAAGATGGAAACGATTGCCAAGAAGAAGGACAACCCTCACTTCCGCAGCAAGTATGCGGACTTGGCGACCATCTGCAACGAGCTTGTTGGCTTGCTGACCGAAGAGGGCTTCGCGATGCCCACGTATCACACCGGCTGGTATGGCCCCGAGATGGGATGGTGTTGCCTTGGGGTTTTGAAGCACGGCTCTGGGGAGTGGACATCCACCCTGGTGCCGCTCATCAACCTGCCGCGAGAAACAAAGAACGGGACGCAGCCACCGGACATGCAGGGCCTTGGCTCTGCGAAGACCTACGCCAAGCGATATGCGTTGCTGGACCTCGTCGGCGCCTGGGTTGGCGAGGAGGACGATGACGGCAACCGTGCGTCAGGCAGGGGCGCCGAGCAGTCGGCCACCGGCAAGAAGCCAGAGGTCAAGACTGAACCGAAGCACATGGTCTACCTCCAAGGCGCCATCAACGCCATCAACGAGGCAGACAACAAGGATCAAGCGAAGAAGCACCTAGACATGGTGCGTCTGCGTGCGAAGGAAAAGGCTGTCCCTGTGGAAGTGTTCCACCGGGTTGAGGCCGAGTTCAAGAAGGTATGGGAAACGGAGGTCCAAGCATGAGTGGGTATCAGCGGTTCATTTGCCTTGGCAATCTGACCAAGGACGCCGAGTCTCGGATGGCCGGCGAGTCGGAGGTGGCGAAGTTCTCTGTGGCCGTCAATGGCTACAAGGACTCCGTGGAGTACTTCGACTGCGAGATGTGGAAGCCGGGCGGCGTGATGGAGTACCTCACCCGCGGCACTCAGGTGCTGGTGGAGGGGGAGATTCAGACGCAGTCCTGGGAGAAGGACGGTGAGCGGAAGAGCCGCAAGATCGTCCGGGCGATGAAGGTGCAGCTCTGCGGTGGCAAGCGCCGCGAGGCTGTGGAGGAAGAGTTCGCGTCCGACTTCCGTTGATAAGTGCGCGCCGCCCGGGGGTTGGGCACCTCCTCCCAGCCCCCGGGTTTCTCTCAAGGATGAGCGATGTTACTCCGCGACTACCAAGACCAGATCATCGAAGACAACCTCCAGGCCAAGCGGTCGGGAGTGAAGTCCACGTTGAATCATGTGTTCACTGGCGCCGGGAAGACGGTGATCTTCTGCAGCCTCGCTAATCGCATGGCAGGCCGCACGTTGATCATCGTCCCCCTGCGCGAGTTGCTGTGGCAGGCGGTGGATAAGGTCCGCGAGATTCTGGAGGAAGACCCTGACGTTGAGATGGCGGAGTACCGGGCGGGATCGGACGAATGGTTCACGCCCAAGGTTGTGGTGGCATCAAAGCAGACGCTGCTGTCTCGGCGTGGAGGACAGAAACGCTACGAGCGGTTCACTGACTTTGAGCTGGTGATTGTGGACGAGGCACACATGATGTGCAGCGATCCCGTGGTGGAGATGCTCAGGCATTTCCAAGAGAAGGGGGCCATGGTCGCCGGGTTTACGGCAACCCCGTTCCGGATGGACGGTAAACCAATGCTTCGGAGGGAGCAATGCAATTCTACGAACAGCTCGTCGGCGGATACGACATGCAGTGGGCCATCGCCAACGGATGGGCCGTGCCCCCTGTTTGCCGACTAGCGCGGGTGGAGTCGTTGGATTTGTCGGGCGTGAAGATCGTTGGCGGGGACTTTGCGCAGAAGGCGCTGCAGGAAGAGATGGACAAGGAACGTACCCATCACCGCGTGTGCCAGATCACGGCCGAAGAGCGTGAGGGCCAGACCGTGGTCTTCACCGCCAGTGTCAACGGTTCCAAGGGCGTGGCTCATTATTTGACCAACAACTACGGCGTGCCGGCCGTCTACGTGTACGGCACCCAGCCGGAAGAGGAGCGGGCTGAAGCGCTGCGGAGATTCAAGTCGGGCGAGGTGCAGGTCCTGTGCAACTGCCAAGTGGTTGCCGTGGGTTTTGACTATCCACCTACGGCCACGCTGATCCTTGGCAGGCCCACCCGCTCAAGGTCGTTCTGGCTGCAGTGCGTCGGCCGGGCGACCCGCCCTCTCCCGGGTGTGGTGGATTTCCCAAACAGCACCGCGGAGTCACGCAAGGCGGCGATTGCCGCCAGCAAGAAGACGCGGTTCAAGATTGTTGACTGCACCACCGGGTCCATCGACCACTCGCTGATCACCGCCGTGGACATGTTCTGCGAGGCTGACGGCGAGACGAAGAAGGTCATCCGCGAGCGGGCTGCCAAAGAGCCGCTGACGCCGGAAGAGATGGATGCCCTGGCTGCGCAGGAGCTGGAGCGCCGCTTGGCTGCCCAGCAGATCGAAGCCATGCGTCGGGCCACTGAAGGCCGCGCTTCCGGACGGGTGGTTGGCAGCGACATCGACATCCAGTGGCGCGGCAAGCGGCCGGTCGGCACGTACATGAACCCGCTCAAGGGGAAGTACGGCGGATTGAAGATGTCGCAACTGCCAGACCACTACATCAACTGGGCCGTCAACAATCCCGGCATCAACGGCTGGGTCAAAGGCTTGTTCAAGAAGGAAAGGGACCGAAGGCATGGACTCACAAGAGCGTCCTGATGCTCTGTTGGATGACACGCTCCAAGGCATCTTGGATCAGTTTGAAGTTGATCACGTTTTTCCCGTTACGTTCGTCAAGGAGGAAAGAGATGAGCGAGGCTTTTGGAGCCGACTGTGGGATTCGGTTAAGGCATGCTTTGGCTTTCGCCCCCGACCTGTGGCGTCGGATTGTGGTGAACAAGGAGGCGACCGAGAAGGTGGCCAGGACGATGGGATTCCCCCGGGAGCAAATTCGCGGAGCGGCCCGTCTGCTGCGGAGCTTGCCGTGCGTGCCAAGCCCTGAGCGCCTCGCCCTGGTGGTGATGCGGGATCACGGCCTGGACAACGATGACATCGCGGAAATCTTTGATCGGTCGCCGACCTGGGCTGCGACTGTAAGGGAATGGGCCGACGAAATCCGCGAGGCCGAGCCGATCCGCTGGGACTTGGAGTACCTGGACGATGGCGTTCAGCCCGGCGACCCGGACCTTGCGGAGGTGTACCGCTTGGCGTCCGAGCTTCGATCCAAGCGCGTGCTTGGTGGTGGCAGGAGGTCCGACCTGGACACCCCGCCATCTCCCATATCCATACGGGCCGTCTCATGGAGGGGTAATGCGTTCATTTCGTTCAGCGCTTGAGGGTGGGCACCGAGCCGAACGCAACTGGGTTGAGTCTGTTCGCGAGGCCGGTCGGTCGGTGGCTCACGGCAAGAAGCTGGTAGTGCGGGTTCACAACAAGAACAAGGATCACGTTGAGACACCCGATGCTCTTGGCCTGTTCAGCCTAGAGATCAAGGAGCGGTCCCTGACATTCACATCCCCGGAGGATTACCCCTATGACACAGTCTTCGTTGATGACATGCGAGGTCTTGGACGAGAGCGACTGCAGCACCTCGCCTACATCTACATCTCCAAGCCAACCGGAGAGTGGGTGTGGCTCACTCCCCTTGATCGGGACAAATCTTGGCAGGAGCAGACGGTTTACGACCGGGGGCGAAAGCATGATGTCCCCACGCTCGTCGCCCCCAAGAAGTTCTTGCGACCGGCCAGCCAACTCACGGACCTCCTATACCCACATCACTATCTGGACCTTGTCGATGGAGACGCAGGACTATTCCTCTCAGGAGGTGGAGAGACTGAAGAGCGAGAACGCTATGTTGCGCGCACGCATCCTGATATTGGAGGCCGAGGTAACACGCCTCCAGGCCAAGGTCATTAACGTCTGGGGGGAGTGATGGAATACATCGACGCCATGCCGACCGACCTGTTCCTAATAGTACTGATCTGGATTTCCTCCCTGTTGATGATGACCCATGACTAAACTCACGGACTCCCTGCGGGATAGGGCGTATTCGTTCAAGGCTATAGACAAGCTCTGCGACGAAGCGGCCGATGAGATTGAGCGATTGGTGACGGTGTGCGAAACCTACGCCCACTCCAGCGCCGGGGCCTGCCGTGAGATCGCGAGCCTCAAGGAGGCGATCCGCCGCATCGCAGACCAAGACGCCACGCTGTCAGTGGTCAATGGCGATGTGATCATCCAGATGGACTGTCAAGATTCCTTGCAAGAAAACTTGACGCTCACTGCTAAGGAGCGTGAGGCCATAGAGTGGTATGCCGGGTACGGGCGCGACGGGCTGTACGCTGACACGCTGCGAAGACTGCTGGAGAGAACCAAATGACGAGCGTATGGCTAGTGACCAACGGCGGCAGCGGCGAGGACGGAGACGAGTGGCACCTGTTTGACATCTTCGCCACCGAAGAGGCGGCAAACGCCCACGTCGCCGAAGAGAACGCCCGTCGCGGGTTCATGGAGTTTGAAGTCGAAGAGTGGAGCGTGAAGGGAAGTCCGCTCACCGACGCGGAGCGGGCAGCCATCAAGATGGCTGTTGCCGCATGCAAGGTTGAGGAGGAGCTGAACACGGCATGCGATGGACGGCAATCGTTTGCCGGCCTGTGGTCAGACAGAGCGGGCGTACTTCGCTCCTTGCTGGAGCGGACGCGGGGATGAGAACGCCAGCGATCAGCGGCTCGTCCGCTGCATCGCGTGGTTCTCATGGGAAAAGTGACATGGACGTTGTGACACGCATCAGCCGATGGCTGGAGGACGGGGAAGCGGAAGACGCCGGCGAGACGCTCCATGATGCCCGCGACGAGATCGTAGCCCTTCGGGCGTTGCTGAAGCGGCAGAGCGAAGCGGCGCATCAAGCGGTCACAATGATGGGCAAGTATGCCGAGCAGACTGGTTTTCTATTGGGCGGATTGGAGATGACGGCGGCTGGACACACAACGGCAGGCAAGGTGCTAAAGGCGCTCAAGGCGAAGTATCGGGACTGAGAACCAGCAATTATGCAGCACGCTGCTGCGTAACACCCCAGTCATGATTGAAAAGCAACGCAAACCGCACGTTTTCTAATACGTTCTGGTGACCACATGACTCTTCCCAGCCAGCGAACCCGATCAGTCCTTAGCACCAGGGGCTTTCTCCTGCGGCTGATGCACCCCAGCCTGCCGGATGGATACAAGAAAATCCCCCGCCACGTACGCGATGAGGCTCGCCGGCTCATGCGTCACTACCCGGGGGTGGTGGACATGTCACAGGCCGGGGAGCGGGCGCCGAATGTGTTCGACTGCGAAGAGGCGTGGAAGATTGATGAACGCTGACATCCCGTATCTGAGCTGTTTCGTCAGGCGAGAGTTCATCAGCAAGAACTCCGGACATGAAGAGGCCTATGCCTTCGCCATACAATCCATTACCGGGAGGGCGCTGGGCTTTCATGTCATGCTGAAATCAGGGGCGCACTACCGCGGGGTTCCAATCCATGCCCTGACGTTGACCGGCCATGCCGGCCGACCGCTGGGGGATGTTCAGCTTTGGGACTGCTTCAGCGACCGTCCGGTTGTGACGGTGTTTTCGTACCTAAGAGATCATCAGGCAGACTGCTACCTGCGATCCGGCAAAGCCCCCGGCAGCTACCTGTTTACAGTCGATTGGTTGCCCAACTCGTCAGAGCGCCCTGGCTTTACACTGACGCCGGAACAGAACAAGTGCGCCCATGTCATGGCCTTGGAGGACGGCAACCTCGCGGCCCTGCCGACCAATCGCATAGCATGGAAGGACGGCTACTTCTGCGGTGCCACACCCGATCCTGTGGCGTGCGGATACCGGGTGCAGAAGGACATTTATCAGGCTGAGTCCTGCGAGTGGGATGTCAGCCAAGACGAGAGATACTATTACAGGCCCGCAGGTGACGCTGGACGGGCGTCCACTATTTCTGGGGTGGCTGTACCGCCTGGAGGCATGCAGCCTTCTGGGGCCACGCCAGAGGGCTTGGCGACGATTTGACTCAGGAAGACAGTCTGTTATTATTTGGACCGACATAGCCCGCGGAAGGGCACATGGCCTGCAGATCGGCTCCCCGCCAACCTGTCCCGCATGGGATGTAACAAGAGGGGGCAACACGGATGTGACCCGCCGGAAGGCAATCCATCCGAACTCTTGCGACTGAGGGGATGGGAACTGGTGACTCCGCCCTCCCCGGGCCACAGCCAACCGCAAGCGCCGTGTCTGGGAGAGAAGGATACAACGGCGTTAAACAATCAGCATCCTGTCGCTGCCGCCGAAATCGCGGTCTAAGCGATTGACTTCCGGCGTTTTCGCTGGGAGTCACTGCGCCTCTTCGCGATCTAATGTTGACTCAAAAGTGATCGCCCGTACACTACGCCACGCCCTACGGAGGTAGGAACGATGAAGGAGCGTGATATCTGAAGCACGGAAAAGGTGCCCCAGCTGCGGCGAGGACAAGCCGATCAGCGCGTTTGGCAAGCGGGCCAAAACCCCGGATGGATTGAACTGGCACTGCAAGGAATGCGTGTGCCGGAAGGTTCGCGAGTCGCAGTGTCGCAAGCGCAAGGCCGATCCGATTCTGTATCGGGCCAAGAAGGTAGCGCTCAATTACAAGGTTTCGGTTGATGAGGTCTTTGCTTTCTGGCAGGTTCCCAACTGCCAGTGCTGCGGCAAACCGCTAGTCGGTTCCGATCTTCGGATAGATCACTGCCACAACCTTGGCCATGTGCGTGGCGTTGTCTGCCACCTCTGCAACATCGCCATGTCTGGTGAGCATGGGGAGTGCATGTCCAGGCTGTCGCGCGCCATCCAATACCTGTCTCGCGATCTGGAGAGACAGAATGAACAAGGCTGAACGTGCCGCCCTTCTGGAATGGGTGGCCGAGCATCGCTGTTGTGCTGTGTGCCACTGGCCTGAGTCAGATGGCCGGCGCAGCTTGGAGGTCCATCACATCATCGGCGGCGCGGGTCGCAAGCATGATGTGCGGAATTACTTGAGACTCTGCGACCGCTGTCACGGCATCTACCACAGTGGCAAGATTGTCGGTTGCTTTCCGGAACTGAACAAGCGTATACTATTAGGCCTCAAGCAGGAGTGTGACCCGGATAACTATGGCCCTGAGTTCCTGGCTTACCTCAAGCACAAGAAGCATCTCGGTTACGAGCCGGCCCCACTGCCTGACTTCTACCTCAAGGAACGAGAGCGCAACGTCGGATCATGGACGAGTCGAACCCCATAGTCACCATCTCCCGCGTCACCCGCAGTGACACGCTGCTGGTCAAAACGTACTGCCCCCTGTCCCGGTCGCGGTACGAGATGGCCGTCACCGTGGCCGGCGTGTGGTGTCACCATGACGCCATGCAGCACATCGTTGACTGGTGCGAGATTCACGCCGATGCCGAGCGGCTAAGGCTCATTCCCTACGACTGCATCCGTGACGAGTACGGTCGGCTGGTGGCCGACCTCGCGGACATCCAGAGCGGGGAAACCCTGTCGGCCTACATCCTGTCGGTCGGTGCCGGAAAACACAGGCCGCACCACATGCTGGAAGTGATGGGCGCCTACATGTCCTCCAGGGAGCCAGACAATGCTGACGGGTGACCGCGTGAAGACGAACTCCTTCACCATCGACTACTGGTGGGAGTCCGAGACAGAAGGCCGCGACCGGCAGCTGGGGAATCCCGTGGCTACGTGGATCAACCAGAACGCCAGGGTGCTGGACAAGAAGCGGTCGGGCGAGGTGGTGAAGCTCATCGTTGAGCAGTTCCCCTACCTCCAGGAAGTAGAGGCCCGGCACTCGCAACTCCAGCATGCGAGGTGGAATAAATGAGTGACGATTTTTCTTTCGGAACCGCCGCCCTGATCCTCCTGGTCTACATCGTTGTGGACATGCTCTACGCCTACTACATCATCTGCGTGGAGGAGAGGAACGCCCTTAAGGCGGCAGCCGTCTCGTCGGTCCTGTACTCCCTCTTGGCCTTTGGGGTTGTGTCCTACTCCAAGAACATCCTGTACCTGTTTCCCTTGGCCACAGGTGCGTTCATCGGAACCTTCATCACCGTGAGGTGTAAGCGATGAGAAGCCGAGACAAGGGTGCCCGGGGCGAGAGGGACGCAGCCAAGGAGTGGGCCTCCATCTTTGGCGGTCAGGCCCGGCGTGGCCAGCAGTTCGCTGGCGGAACAGAGTCGCCGGATGTGGTTTCCTCCCATGAAAACCTACATCTGGAGGTCAAGCGGTGCGAGGCAGGCAATCCCTATAGGTGGATGGATCAGGCCGTTCGCGATGCCGGGGACAAGGTTCCGGTTGTCCTCCATCGCAGGAACGGCAGGGACTGGCTGCTTATTGTGAGGCTCACCGATGGACCCAGACTGGCGGAAGAAATTGTTGCGGCGGCTGAAGCGGTGGATGGACAACCGATTCCCCCTGCTGTTTCCGGTACGGGTATGCCTGCGGTCGGGCAAGCAGATGGACAACACGCTGGGCACGTTCCAGTTCGACGCGGAGGAAGACCGCGGAATCATCTGCCTGCTGAATACCCAGGATAAGGACAACCTTGTTGACAGCTTTGTTGAGGAGTGGGCGCATGCCCGGTGTAACTACCTTGTGGACACGGAGGACAACGATGCTGACCCCCACCATCACCCCACCTTCTGGGCTGAGTACGGCCGAATCCAGCGGGCGCTGCGAGAGATTGCTTGGTGAACTCTCAGAGCTGTTGGCGGATGATCCGTACTGGGGCATCTGCCTCAAGCTCTGGCGGCTGCTCTCCCGGAAACGGGGTTACTACGGGTGCAAGGAAAGCCCCCTGGAGAACGCCCTTGGGGTGAAGGAAGACGGGATTATCCCGTGGAAATACCAAGTCGCCCGGGTGGGGGAGAAGTGCCGCAGGCTCCGGGGTTCCCTGCGGACAATAGACATAAGAGAGACGTTGATGGACATCGCCGGCCATGCCGTTGTGGCCGTTGCCTGTTTGGACCATGAGGTAGACCATGAATCTGAGGATGCTGCAGTGGCTTCTGGCTCACCGTGACCTCCTGACGAAAGTCCTGGAGGTGGTGAAGGCGTACAGCAAGGACCTGCCGGTCGTTGCCAAGTGGGAGATCGTTGACAAGGTCGCCCGCCTGATCATCCCCGTCCTGTCGGAATCCGACCTCCGTGCCATGCAGGCGTACGAATGGGATGAAGACAACGAGATCGGCGCCTTCACCCTGGGGGCTGAGTACTCCGCTCTCGGTTTGGACTGGGCCTTTGTGGCGTCCAGCCTGATCCCAATCCTCCGCCTGATTCTCCTGGCGCTGGAGACGCTTTCGCCCGATGAGTGAGTACGTTCACCTCCCCCCGTACCGTGTTGAGTTTGGCAGCATACCGTTGTCCGACAAGGACGGTGTGGATTGGGGTGTGGAGTCGTACGGCGTCCCGGAACTGTGGAAGCAGTCCAAGGGCGAGGGCGTGACGGTGGCGGTGATCGACACCGGCATCTCCAAGCACAGCGCCCTGATCGATGCGGTTGCCGACTGGCGGAACTTCTCGTCCGACTCGTCGTTTGAAGATACTGTCGGACATGGGACACACGTAGCAGGCGTGATCGCCGCTCGCAGGGGCCTGGCCAAGGGCATCGCCCCGGAGGCCAAGCTCCTGTCGTTGAAGGTCCTCGGTCATAGCGGCATGGGCAGTAACGAGGCCGTTGCCCAAGCGGTCTACCATGCCGCCGAAACAAAGTGCGACATTGCTTGCATGTCGCTTGGTTCACCCAAGCCTGACTCCAGGCTCCATGAGGCCATCAAGCTGGCTTGCCGAGAGGGGGTGATCGTTGTCTGTGCGGCTGGGAACGACGGCGGTGCGGTTAACTTTCCCGCCGCGTTTGCGGAAACGATTGGCGTCGGTGCGGTAGATCGAACCGGCGCCGCCTGTGAGTTCTCCAGCAGGGGGAAGGAGATTGTGGTCGCGGCCCCGGGATGCGACATCACTTCCACATGGTTGAACGACGGCTACGCCACGGTGTCGGGCACCAGCATGGCGGCACCGTTTGTGGCCGGGACCTTGTCGTTGTATGTGTCCGCTGCCAAGCGTGACGGCAAGAAGATCGATCACGCCACTGCGATCAAGGCCCTGTCCCAGACATGCAAGGACGCCGGGGACAAGGGGCGAGACAACGTCTACGGCTGGGGGCTGCTTGATCCCCACAGTCTTCTGAACTACTCGGTCGCTCAGTCAGTGGCCGGCGTCACCATCTTCATACCGGGAGCCAAGATTCTATGACTGCCTTCCAGATCGTCGCCCTTGCCATCCTCGCCGCAGTGGTGGTGGTGCAGTTCGTCCTGCCGAGCATCAAGCTGCCCAAGCGAACCAACACCATGCAATCCATCGAAGCGGTCATGGCGATCAAGGAATCATCCAACAACCCCCAGGTGGTCGAAGCATGCAGTCAGCTGCTCAAAGCCCTACTCGGCTAATCCCGCTCGCGCTTGCGGCCTTGGTGGTCCTAGCGTCCTTTGTCAGTTCCCCGCGGCCAGCTGCCACGGGTCCCGTTGCCACCGCCCTGCAGTCGGCCTCCTCCTCCGACCGGGCAAAGCTCGCCAGCCTCTACCGTGCGCTGGCTGATGTAGTTGCAAGGGACTCGGGCCGGCTGATCACTACCACTTCAGCATGGCGCAGCGTCTACCGTGACGCTCTGCAGCTGGCCGCGGGTGGAACCGACTTGGTTGGAAAGTATCCCGGCTTGGATGTGGCGGTGGAGAAAGTCTTGGCGGAACACTACCCGCTGGAAAACCTGCCCATGGACAAGGACATGGCAGCCAAGATCGCCGCCGGGATGAAGGCTGTGGAGGCTCAGTGTGAGTGAGTTAGACACACCGTACTCCCTGTTCCGCGCTTACGAAGACGGGATGAAGGGTTACATCTTCGACATGCGTGCGAAGATGGAGTTCCTTGAGAGCCAGAAGTACCAGTACTTCGATGAGCCGAACATCAAAGGTTCCGGCAAGGGCAAGCGGGCGCTGCTCTGGCAGTACGCAACCAAGCTGGACAAGCGATGCTTCACTGAAAAGCAAACGACGGGAGACTGCGTAAGTCACGGAAGTCGCAACGCCCGGGACATGACCAGGGCGACCGAGATTCTCGTCAAGAAAGAACCAGAAGATTGGTTCTCCATGGGGGCGACCGAGCCTACCTATGGGGCGCGAGGTCACGGCGGCGAAGGCATGGCCCCGGCCCGTGCGTCTCAGTTTGAGCGAGACGTTGGGTTCCTCGTACGAACCAACTACGAAGGCGTCGTTGACCTGTCAAAGTACAACTCTTCCATCGGCTCGCGATGGGGATCTTCTGGCGTGCCTGAGAACGTCAAGGAACTCTGCCGCAAGAACAAGGTCGGCGTGATCACCAACGTGCGCACGCAAGATGACCTGATGGACGCCATGTTCAATGGCTACGCCGCCCACTCGGGGCAGTACGCATCTTGGGCAGCGTCGCCCAACAGCAAGAACATCCATACCCGCACGCCGGGGGGGTGGAACCATGACATGGCGATTGCCGGCTACGATAGTACGCTGGAGTACTGGCCGTTCACGGTGTGGTTCATTCAGAACAGCTGGGGTCCATGGAACCAGCCGATCAAGGACTGGCCCAAGGACTACCCGCCCTGCCCTCCAGGCATGATCGTCACCTCCGCAGAAGACTTCAACGTCTGCGTGGACAACGGCGACTGCTGGACCTACGGCTCAGTGGACGGGTTCCCGCCGCAGCGTCTTCCGGACTTCGGCACCATCGGGATGCTTCATCATGGTGAGTAAGCTCCTCATCCTCTTGGGTCTGGCCGCACCGGACTGCACCGCCACGGTCGCGGTCAGCGCAGCGTATACCCTGCACACCCAAGCATCTCCTGTCCCGGAGAAATGCTGCGGCCTGTGCAAGGGCGGCAAGATCGTCCACGGGGACGGCCATGTGACCGACTGCCCCTGCCCGCCAGGGTGCAAGTGCAAGGTGAAGTCTGTCCTCGTACCGGAGTGCAAAGACTGCAAGCCTCTGAAGTAGCAGACCTCTGCCTGTACGAGTCAGGCGCCAGAGGAATCAGCAAGCACTCCAAAGAGGTGGCCCTCGTCGGCCTGCTGGTTGTGCCTGACGGTGCGATCAGCATGCGGTCCTACCGCCGGCGCATGAAGGAGACATACCTCCGTATGCACCCGGAGTGCGGCTCGTTCTTTGTGATGTTCGTCTTGCCTGTATTGATCTCACTGGTCAGCAACTGGATCGCCAAATGGATTACGAACCGGAAGGATATGCGGGCGATCCGGAGCCAGGCATTCGACGCCTTAACAGAGTCATCGCCAAGTTTGATGGACAGACTCACATCTATCAGTACTTCCCCGAACGAACCGAAGAGTGTGTAGGAATGGTGAAGTGGCACGTAGAGAACGGCCAGCTCCACCCCTACGCTGGGATCATGTTGGTGAAGATGATTCGGGAGGTGGAAGATGACGATTAATGTTGAGGTGTGGATGCTCGCCCTGACGGCCGCGTGCGCTGTCATCCCGTGGGCGTTCTCAATCCATGCCAAGGTTGCAGTGATTGCCAGCAGCGTGGAGTCCCTTCCTGAGATTGTGGAGGAACTCCGCGAGGCCTTGCTGGAACATGAGCATCGCCTGGACGAACATGCAAAAGAGATTACGGCTCTCAAAGAAAAGACAAGAGCTAGCGGCTGAGTACGTGGACCTTGCCAGGATGTTGGCGAGGTTCTTTGTTCAGAACAGGCCGGCGTGGCAGAAGGGCGTGCTGGTTCCAGACCTGGAGGGGGAAGGATTCCTCGCCCTCACCAAGGCTGCCCGCACATACGACCCGAAGAAACTGCCCTACCCCAAGGCGTACTTCGCCCGTGCCTGCTTGAACGCCATGTATAAGGCGATCAAGAAGACCACCCGCCAGCCGGGCGAATGGAAGATCAGCCTGCAGGAGGCGGAAGACCTACTGCCGGTGCTAGAGAACCCAGACTACCTGGGGCTGGCGATCCAAGACCTGCCCGCCGAACACCAGCAGCTGGCCGCGGACAGATTCCAAGAAGGGCAGACGCTTCGCACCATCGCGGAGGGGCATGACATCTCCCTGCGGGCGGCGTCGGTCAGATCACGCGAGCTGGCACGGAATCTCGCCGCTGCTTTGGATATCCGGCTTGCGCCGCACGCGCCAGAAGGAACACATCGGACACATGGTAGTAGCCCGATGAACCCTTCTTCGTCACCGGCTTCTTCACGTTCTCGCGGCAAAGGTCCAAGGCGATCTTAGGGTAGCTCATTCCCTGCGACCGCATCCGCAGCACCCTGCGTCCAAGCTCCTGCTCGGGGATGCACGGCGCCCAGGACTCCAGCCGGCCGGCCGCACCCTTCACTGCCAGCCACCCGTACGGGCGCAGCTGGTTGTAGGGCTGGCCGGTCTGCCGTTTGTGGGCATAGACCTCCCGCTTGCGTTGGCCGTGCATGCGGGATTCGTACTGGCTGAACGCCACCAGCTGGGAGAAGAACAGTTCTCCCTGTGGCGTGGACAGATCGAAGTCCATGTCCGAGAACCGGAGCGATACCCCCAGGTCTTTCCACTTGGCATGCGTGACTGCGGCATCGGCCCATCGCCGGAAGCCGCGGTCGATCTTCGTCATCACCACCGTGTCGCCCTGCTTGAGGATATCCCACAGCCGCTTGCCCTCCTTGCGGTCGGACAGTGCGGTGCTGAAGGCCGACACATCCTCGTCCACGTAAACGCCATCGACCGCGAGTCCCTTGTCTGCGGCCCATTGCTGGAGCCTGGAGACTTGGGCATCGCGGCCGTTCTCTTGCTTGTCGGTGGACACTCGGGCGTACAGGTAAAGCATCACTGCCTCATGGAAGACCAGAAGAATACGAACCCCATTATGGCACAGCCGCACAGGAAATCGGCCACTGGACTCATCGAATGTTCTCCAAGATGACACGGATCACCACAATCACCAGCTCCACCAGGACATCCTTGTCCATGATTGCCTCCTACTGGATACCGAACTCCACGCCGACCGGCTTCTTGCCGTCGTACACAACGCGGGCAACAACACGCTTGCCGTCTTGGAACCACACGGTAGCAACGTCATCAGCATCGACAGCCGTGTCATCCGGGGCTGGACACAGCTCACGCCACGTACCGCAGGCCAAGAACTGCCCGATGAACCGCGGCCCGACGCACTTAGCAAGTGCCGACCACGCCTCGCGAACCTCCTCGGGATCGCCGGGCGACTTCTTGGTGATGGCGTGTAGCTCACGCATCAGGCCACACATTTCTTGGGCGTCGATAGGCCCAGAGAAAGTGTTCATCATAAACTCGGAATCAAAAATCCACTGCACAATATCAAGGTCAGTATCCAGCTTCATCGATCCTCCTTCGTTATGGATTGGTACACCAACTCCGCCACTTGCTTCTCGTCCACGTAGTGCCAGTCAGGCATGGCATGCTCCACCGCAATCCTGCCAGCCTCACGCTGCAGCCTGTCGTACACCTCCGCCACCTCGGCAGTGGTCCACCCCTCGTCAAACAGTCGCTTGATCACCAGGATGTGGACCCAGTTGACCACGCGCATCAGGGCATCACGCCCCTTGCGTTCCTCTTTGCTGATCTTCCTGCGAGGACTGGCCATTACGGTCCTTTCGTTTTGCGAGAGGTCTTTGCCGGGCGAACATAATCAATGCCAAGAATCTCCATGGCGATATGCATCGCCACTTCCCTGGACTGCTTGGATACGACGGGCGGGATGTCTTTCTCCTGCACGTTCCAGTAGTCCTTAGCCTTTCGATTGGCCCACATGGCTTCGATGTAGTGGCACAGCTCCGCATAGCGGTCAGCAAACTCGTCTTCTGTCATCGCCACGCGATATGGCTTAGCCATCACTTAGTCCTCCCATGATCCTTGTCCCAGTCCTGCATCTCTCGGGCGAAGCCCTTGCCCATATCCTCATGGTTAGCCAAGGCCTCTCGGAAATGGTTGGCAACGCGACCGAGATCGGCGCCGAACACCTCGCCGGCCGACATGAAGCGATCTGGATTGTGCGACTTGCCAACCCCGGGATCAGGAATCACCGTCTGTACTTTGTGTTGCAGCACGGTGGGGACACCGAGCGCATCCTCATCGACATGCAGTTCCAGCTTTACGCTGATCGTCAGGATGCCAAATCCTGAGATCACAACACCGTCATCGCCGTCTTCCTTCTTCTTAGCCATCACACATCCTCCGGAATGTAAAGTGGGTTCGCAAACAACACCATGCCCGATGGCCTGTCGGTTTCGTACGCAGCCCACATCTCGTTCTTGTGCCCGCCGTTGGCGATCCAGTCTTGGGCTGCTTGGCGGTCCCGGAATGGACCCCAGGTAATCGTTCCGTACTGCGGTGTCTGCAAGATCACCACGTACTGCGTTGGGCTATCAACCTTGGCCATCGCCCACCTCCCTCATCACGGCGTCTGCCGTCATGCTGTTAAACGGCTCCCCCATGTTCCAGCAATGGAACCAAGACTTCCACTTGCCGGTGGATTGCACAAAGATTTCAGTCCACTGAGCGCCATTCTTTTTGGCGATAGCGTGCCGCCTGTCACGCTCAACGCCAGGGGTCCTGCCGTCGCGCTCGGCCACGCCAAACATGTGCTCGCTCATCGTTCCTCCGGTTCGTTCTTGATATTCATCACATTCTCGCACCACCAGGCAAAAGACTTGCCGTCGTTCGCATACTCCTGCCAGTCGCGGTAGCCATGAAGCAGCTCGTCTGCCGTGTAGGGCGTGCCTTCTGCCCAGATCGCAGCCTCTGTGTGATCGTCAGCCATCACTCGCCTCCATTCAATGCTGCGGTCCAAACACCAAACGAATGCACTGGCCTGGGGATCTGCCGCAGCAGCGACCACAGCCTGGGCATATCGCTTTCGTACTGCTCTCGCAGCGTGTCATCCGCCGGGGTGTGCATGTCAGAGAACAGGACCACCCGGTCGGCGTAGATGCGGGCGCCGTGCAGGGAGTAGACGCGCGACGGGCAGACGCGCCCGTCCAGGTCAAACCCCACGCCGAAACACCCTTCCTCTACATCGATCCACTGCTCGCTGATCACATCATCGAACGGCAGCAACGACGCCGCCCGCTCCAGCAGCTGCGGCACCTTGTCGCGAACGTCATCAAGAAACCTGTACTCCGCAGCCGCCGGCTGCTTGCTTGCCTTCTTCTTTGCCATCACTTCCCCTCCGCACCCAAGCCGAACACATCATTGATCACAGTGGCTGCCACGCACAGCCGCTGCTTATCCAGGTCATCCATCGACTCGTTGTGCTTGAGTGAGTAGGCAATCGCCAGCATCATCTGCACGGCGACTTCCTTCTGCAGGCACAGCGACCCGCACTCAACGTCCGGTTCGTAGTCCGGGTGGTGTTTCTTCTCGGCCATCGTTCCTCCAGGTAAAAATGAGTGGCGGCATAGCCGGCATAGCCGCCACCCGTGACCTTCTTCGGGGCCGAAGCCCAATCAGCCGGCAGGCAGTGTTGTCAGAACGGTATTGCCTGCTCCTCAGTAGGCAGGCGCTTCAGCACTTCCACGGCAGAGGCATACGCAGCCTCGGCATACTCGTCTTCCCCGAAGGCAATGATGTCTCGGGCATCCTCCATGTCTCGCTCCACGGCGGCTCGCAGGTAGGCGAGGTCATCAATGGTGAGCGTTACTGTGATCATGCCTCCTCCGTGTCCATGAAAACACGCAGCGCATCGGCGGCGCGGTTCAGTTCGCGGGCGGCATAACGAAGGTCGTTGTAAGCATCCGTTGGGTCTTCGGCCAACTCCCAGCACCGAACGATGAGTTCGTTGAGGCAGTCGGTCACCGGCAGCTCGTATTCGCCAAGCATTGTTTCGGCCCGTTGCCGCATGTACTTCGTCAACGGATTGTTATCCTGCGATTCGTCTAGGGCATCAAAGATCGTTCTTCCCAGTGCCATCATGCCTCCTCCAAAAGAAAACGCCTGATCTTTTCGTACAGATCAGGCTCCACCTCCCGCACAATCCGCTCGGCCTGCACAAGCAGGGCGATGCAGTAGTCTACCTTCTGGTCAGTCCATCCGTCGATCCTCGCCATGGGTAATACCCTCCTTGGTTAAGCCCCTTGCCCGGCGCACGGCATCCCGGGCGCTCACGCAAGTCTCGTTGTCGGGATCGTCCCAGTCACCGAGATAGATCAGCAGCTCTTCGCATGCCGCCAGTAGATCGGGGGCAGCGGCAATGAGGTGCCCGTTGGCGTCTGGCCCATAGTATTCGGCAACAACGCAGTCATCTTTCTCAACAGATAGGCTGTACACCTCGCCAAACGCGGCCTCCCACGGCCCCGGTGTATGGCTCATCACTCCCTCCCTTCTGCTTTGGCGATGGCGTCAATGGCCCGTCGAAGGCTGTTCGATATAAGTTCGTCAACGTAGGTGGCGTCCATCTCACGCCAGCCGCAGCCCGGACGGCCGAGCCCGTCATCGTCTAGTTCCATGAGGCTGGAGCGGATAGAGTCTAGGGCCTCCAGCATGTCAGGTGCAGCAGCCACCAGCTTCGCCGTGCCGGCATAGTCCCCGTCATCGCCAGACCAGACCTTTGCGACGATGAACTTTGTCCCGTCTGCCTGGGTGGCATATACGAAACGCACTGTGTCATCATCCTGCGGGTATGCCTCGCCGTTATGTGTGCTGCGAGACGCATACCAATCACCTTGGATCGCTGACATCACTTTCCCCCTTTCTTCACGGCCTGATTCGGATTCGACCAACGCAACACACCAACCCAGCGGAACTCCACGCCGCCGTCGAACTCCGCAAGCCGATACTGCCTAGCCCTTTCAACGGCTGCATCAGGCGTGATCCCCGACTCGCAGAACCCACGGCAAACGTGCATGGCAACCGGCCTCTTGCCGACGCCGGGAACCTCACGCATCTCGTAGATGGCCAGCTTGTAGACCGGGCCAAAATGATACGTGTCATCCAGCATTACAACGCCCCACCGCGTAGGCTGCTCGCCTTCTCCGATGGGGTAACGATCCTCGTCCCAGTAGAACATCAGTCCCTCCCTTCTGCTTTGGCGATGGCCTCATCGCACTGATGCTCCATCGACCACCATTCATCTGCATTGCAGCCCCTGATTCCGCCGTCTGTAGAGGCGTACTTCAGTAGCGAAACTGTTCGACGCAAGCAGTCCAGCAACGCAGGTGCCGCAGCCAGCAATCGCTGCGACTCACGCTTGTCATAGCCCCGCAGGATGCTGGGGTATTCAGAGTCAGAGTATGGCATCACGCAATCTCCTTGAGAGTGGTGGCGGGTCTGGCATTGTTGATAGCAACGTACAGCGCCTTGCCTATGCGGTCGTACTTGCCGGCGAGGATGTCAAACGTGCGGCCTGAGTCGGTCTGGGTCGCCTGTTCACGGTAGTCCTTGGACCGCATGACGCATGCGTACGCCGCGTCCAAAGCATCGTCCAAGGGCAGTGTGATCGTCACCATCTTTGGCATCACGCAATCTCCAGTAGTTCAAGGATGTCGGACAAGACAGACCTCTCATTAGTGCATCGCACATGATCCGGATCGCCCGGGAAATAGCTGGCGATGTACCCATCCAGCCGTTCGATCTCGCAGTCGATGGTGTTCTTCAACTCCTCAACCTGCTCGTCTGTCAGCTCAATCGTTGGCATCGGCAGTCTCCTGTACCCTTGAGAAAGCAGCCATCGCACCGGACATCAGGGAAACATACTCCCACTCTTCCGTTGTCTCGTCTGGGAACATGTAGTTGTTCCGAGCGCGGCAATACTCGCGGTCAATAGCATCTTTGATTAGCCGCACAGTCTCCCGGTACTGCGCGTCGGTCAGTTCAATCATTAGCATCGGCGGTCTCCCGTAGCCATTTGACATCACAACCCTGGTGGTATGCCTGATCTTGGATGCTGTCGATCAGTTCGATCACACCTCCAAGCAGGCCGTCGCCGTACGTCTCGGTCAACGACAGTAAGAAACCCTTCTGATTGCGCAGCGTTTCCCAGTCGATGTGCAGGGTAACCGTGCATGGTTTAGGCATTGACCACCTCCAGATGTACGTTGCCGCGGGCTGCGTCCCACTCGCAGTTTACCGCATCTTCGGACTCATCGGCACGGTGGTCCACGCACAGGGTCCACCGCCCGTACAGATCACGGGCCGATGCCTCGGCTTCTTCCCGGGTGGCAAACCGAACGCCATTGCCAGCCCACTCATTGCCCACCTTCACCATCGGTCGGTAACTCATTCCTCGTCCTCCTCTCGGCCCACATCGATCCAGTGGTCGCCACACACCAGCGACACGCCATCGACCTCCACGTACACCGGGGTATTGGCAGGCTTGTCGGCCAGCCACTTGTACAGTTCACCGGCTGTGACCATGTCAGTTCTCCGTTCTCGCAATGTAACACCCATGCCCGTGGATGGAACGCCAAGTCCGCATCCACTCTTCCGCCTCCCAGCGCTCATCGAACACCGCCAGGATTTCCTTTCTTGTTCGCACCGCCCACATTGGACACCTCCATGTGACCGTCGTTCCTAAAGAACCACTCCACCTCCGCGTGAAGTCGGGCGAAGACTGTCTCTGCCCGATGAGTCAGGCCGATGTCAGGCGTGGCCTCCTGTAGGGTGGCAATCACCTGTAAAACCAGCCGCAGGACATCCACTTCCTGTCGTTTCATGTGCAGTTCGTACCGCAGCCGGCGGCACGGGTTGTAAAGCATCGATGCCATCGCTCGTCCTTCAACGTGATTGCATCCATGCCGTGGACATCAGGAGTCCGATGCCTCTGAATCCTCAAACGAAAACACCCACCCGCATGCCCTACAGCAGGCATGCCACAACGATCCAAGAGGAGCGGCCCATGCCATCTCCTCGCAGTCACACATTGGGCACATAGTTGCTCCCTAGTCCATCCGCCCACAGTCGTACACGCCAAGCACGCCATGCTCTGCGAGCATTCCCAGCGGTAGGTGGCGGGTACGATCTGCCTCCAGATCGCCCTGCGTCCATGTCCATGAGATGACCTGCCGCCGCTCAGGCTTACGCTTGCCTGGTCGCAGGTAGTACACCGAGATGCCGACGCCAAGGCAGCATGAGCCATCGTCCTTTCTGCCACGCAGGTGCCACTCGTTGGCCCAGACTTTGCGGATGCGGTCGAACTCTGGGGCCATGTGTTCCATGTCCTCGGGTTCCAAGGCAAGGACGAACTCCTTGGAGCCACGGTAGGTTTCAACTCGTCGCATCGCTCACCTCCGTATCGGTGGTAGGAAGAAGTTCGCGAATCGCATCGCCCCCGGCTTCAATCATCGCAACTTGGATGTGATCCTCGTTGTCGTCCAAGAACTCGTTGCATTGCTTGATCGTCCACCACGGACGCATGCTCTGGATGTCCACGGCACACCAAGAAACCGCGGCGTAGCGTTTGGTTTTGCTAGGCATCGTTCACCTCCAGTCCCAGTTCTGCCCTGGCCTGCTCGTCCCAGTGCCTGGGCTGCTTGTTGTCACAACTCAACGCATACTCCTGCCCGGCCATGGTGTTGAACTGCGCCTCCACAGACAGGTAGGTTCCAAAGTCATGCGGATTTGACCGTATGACCAAGGAGCAATCCTCGGGCGGCTCACCGAACATCCGTTTGAGTTGCCCGATGTAGGCCCGACATTCCTTGCGGGCCTGCCGCATGTAGCCATCCTGCCCAACTGAGGCACCATCCTCACCGTATGGGCAGGCACCGAGATACAGGGTGTCACGCATAGTCAGCCTCCTCTGGCGCGCCTGTCGGAATCCATGTTCTCCAGCCGTCACCGACGAACTTGCCCATGCACTCACGCTCAATCGCCTCGCACACCATGTCCGAGACATCGGTGAATGCTGTCCTTCCACGCAGGCGCTTGAGCATTTGGCGTGCGTTGTCGGTGTAAACGTCGCGATCCCGCACCCGCTGGCGATAGACATCTCGCAGCTCGTCCAGGTCTTCCTGTGAGCGGCACAGCGTATAGAGAATGCTTGCCGGTATCCGCGACTTCGGCACATCGCCGTCCTCGGCGTAGTCGCCAATGGTGGCGATGCGGTCGCCTGCCCACCTGCCAATGACGGGGTGAGGCTGAAGATCGCCGCCGCCCCTTGGCACTGGCATGGCCGCAGTCAGGATGAACAGCGCCACGGGTGTGCCGGGCGGATTGTTCACCTGCTCCCATAGCTTTAGCCCGCCTCCCAACTTGTGCGGGCAGATGTACTCACGCTTGTCTAGGTTCACCGTTTTCCAGTATTGGCCCATGTCAAACCTCCTCGCCTTGTGGTGCTTCAAGCCGCAGGTCAAAGGCCCCGCAGCGGTTCCCGTTGATGTCCATTAGTTGGCCGTCCAGTTGCCCGTCTTCCACCCGGTCGGCCACTAGCCGAAGCAACCGGGCAACCTCCTGTTCCCCATGCCCTGCGAACGCATCGTTGTCGGTTTCAATCTTTACTCTCAACATTTCACACCTCCCCGTTGTGAACAGCGGCAGTCACATCGACGCCGCCTCGGAATATGCCAATCGACTCAGCCCACGCCTCTAGTTCCCCGGGCATGTGCCGCTCACGCCAATCGCGAGCCTGCTGCATGGTCGGCCAGTGCTGAACGTCTGGGTGTGCCCCGTCCCTCAGCCACCTGCCATTGGCGGCGAGCCACAGGCCACGCAAACGAATCCCGTACCGCCATTGCATCGGGGGATCATCAAGTCGCCGCATGTCTCACCCCTTGGTTGCAAGGTAATGTCGCACCAACTCTTCGATGGAAATGTCCCGGTATCCTGCGATCCGGTCACCCCATTCCCTGTCTGCCTCTTGGGATTCGGTTGAGAATCGCACCACGCAATCCTTGACCTCATCCCATGTCTCACAGTCACTGAGGAGGACAAAGCACCTGCCCTCCTCCAGGTCAGTCAGCTCGGGCATGTCACACCTCCTCCCGTGGCCAATCGACAGTGGGGATCGGGGCACCACAGCCCCACTCGCCCCATGTGCGATCCAGCCTGCGTCGAATGCGCTCGGCGTGGCCGGCGCTGCGAGTCCAGATGACTCCATCCCGGACCTCGCACGGCCATCGCGAGCCTTCCCAAGCCAGCCAGCCGCGAATCAGCCCGTCGTTGTGACCGGGCTGCGAAAGAATCCGCATGTCACACCTTGACCTTTCGGTTGTAAGAACCATTGCCACGCAAGGCCCGCACGGCCTTGCCGGCCTCGCTGCCCGGCGGCTGAGTGCCGTGGATCAGCAGGGCAAACGAACCACCCGTGAGCGAGTAGGCGTGGTGATCGTCATGGTCGATTTCCAAGCCCAGATCGTCGGCCTGTTGCTCGCTGTAGACCACCACCGACTCGCGGAATCCCTCAGAGTCGATGAGGTGATCCCATCTGCCGCCACGGCTGGCCGTCAGCGCCAAGTTTGGCGGGAGGACATCCCGTCGCTTGGCCCAGAAGGGCAGCATCTTGGTGTAGGCATAGAACCGCATGTCAGGCCTGCGGTGGCAGACCTCAAGCCATGCATCGAAGTAGTTGAGGAGTTTGAAGTCCCCAGCCACATGCGGACGGCACACCGCCGCATCGTCGGGCAATGCTGCCACCAGGGCGGCAGCACATTTCATGGGAGAACTGGCCGCAAGGCTGAGAGCAGCCTGGGTGTTCTCCTCTCGGAAATCGAACACGTTCGTATACTGAGCCTCTTGCGAGGCGGAGAAGCACCGGAACACCGTATGCTTCCCATCTACGATTCGGCGTGAGCCGTCATTCTGCTCCTCGGCCCAAGACTTGCAGTCTTTGGCACCAGGGCAGGTCACTCCTGAGAGCATGTCAAAGGAGTAGACCTTGACGCCCAGCCGAGCCTCCAGACGGGAGAGCTTGGCGTTTGCCGGTGCATAGCGAACACGCATATGCACCTCCGTGAGATCGACTACCGAACGGCAGCCGAATAGCACCCTCTGAGCCAACGGTTGGATCGCAGGCCACTGAAGCTGCCCGGGCAGGCAGTGGCGGTTCTCCCCGCGTTGACTACGCACGCCGTCGCATGCGTTTTGCCCAGAGGGGGCTATTCGGACACCGTCAACCAAACCCGGGCAGGCAGCATTCGGACTTACTTGGGCGAGCGCCCGTTAGCCGCAGCCACCTGCCCGGGTCCCGTCAACTCAACACGCGCTGCCATTCACTGGCCGCACGCGACCCGCCGAGCAGTACAACTGCCAGCGTGTCTAACTGATCCCGCATAGCCTCATCCGCAAACCACGGCCAGCCGTAGAGACTGCCCCCAGAGCGGTGAAACTTGACCAGCGACCACAACAATCCGGCGGCATCGTCGGCAGGCTTACTAGCCCGCCAGCCGCCCGTCCTAGTGTTCAGACAACCCTTGACCGCACGCACCGCCAGCTCATCGGACGGCACGGAAACATTCCCGGCTTCCCGAAGCTTGGCTAGTGGCTCGGCCAACGCTGCCATGATCACTAGGGAGTGATCCACTTTTGACATGGAGCCTCCGTAGGGTTTGGCCTCATCAGTACCCGCATCACGGGTAGACCCGGTCGCCCGGGTTTCGGCCTAGACGGTCGCTGAAGAGCAGAGCGTGATCCAAATCGCTTTCCAGTGATCGAAACCGCGGGATCGAAAATCGGCGTAGACACGCTGGAAATCATCATGGCTCATCGTCATGGAAACCTCCTTTGATCTGCCCGCATGCGCAGATAGTAATATCGTTACCCTCGCCGCATTTGAGTTGCGACGGTGTATATGCGGGACGGGGGGGGGAATATTTTCCCACCTGACCGCATATCCTAGCCCGTGGGCCAGTGTGCAAACCAGCCGCGGCCGATTTTACAATCGGGGCGGTCGATTTGTTCCGATTTGAATCGGAACGGTATATATGCGGGAGGGGGGGGAAAAATCTTTTCAGCCCTATTGACTATCTGGACGATATCCCCGATAGTAAAGGGACCGCCGGGGACGTTCGCTCCCCGGGGCATCTTAGGAGGATTAGTACCATGGCCATCTATCACCCGACATTCGGACGCATTGACGCCCCGCCATCGCAGGATGGGGCAATCTTTCAGCCGCTGGTATGGCTGTCATGCCCGGGCAATCTGGAACGGTTGCGCCGCTATGCGGTTCGTCGGTTCGTTCGTTCCGGGGGAGCGGACGGGTTGACCGGCAGGGTACGGGCATCGCGCTGCGATGATGCGGCCGATATGATGCTTCAAGTGTTCACGGATCGGGACTATGCGAAAGCCGGGATAACCGAAGATGAGGTAGGGCGCGCGATCATGGGGGCAGCCCGATACTGCGAACGGGCACAATGGCGGCATGGTACGGGAAGGCGACAAGGCGACCGCCGATTCTTCCCGCGGGTGTCCAGCATGTCGGCGGGTGGGGACAATCCGGCCCGATTGGCGGCTGCTATTGAAACCGTGGCGGCGCGGTACCCTTCCGCAATCCGGCGGGAGATCGACCGGGCGAATGCCCGGGAAGCTCTATGCGGGGCGGGCGGGGAGGAAAAGACGGGGGAAGCGTATACCGTGGACGGGGGTACACTATACCCCGAGACGGACGGGCGGATGATCCCGACCGCCACCCGTACCCTGTGGGTGGACCGTCCCGGGGTAACGGCGGACGGGGAAGCGTATCGGTTCGCGGCGGTCCCGATGGCGGGCGGGTGGAAGATGGAACGGCGCAAGTCCCACAAGCCGGAAACCTACTCGGCCTGCACCGTGGCCGATGCGGCAGACACGGACGATACCGCCCCACGGTATGCGGGGCATGCCGCGATACCGGCAGCGGTCCCGGGCGGGGCAATGGTTCGGACGCTGCCCTACGATGCCGCGCAGGCCGAGGCCGTAGCGGAATACAACCGGGCGGCAGCGGCGGCAGCTGGCGTCCCGTGGGCTGAAATCCCGGCCCCGCGGCATTTGCTCCCGGGTTACTCTGACAGCCGGTTCTAGGCAACCGGGCAGCCATCGCGGGAACGGCCCCGGGCGGGAGCAATCCTTCCCGGGGCCGTTTCATGCGCAGGGGGGCGATGCATTCCGCCCGATCCCGGGCATTCTATTCTAGTATACACTCGCTTTCCTATTGTATACAATCCGGCCCGGGTCGATTGGTACACTTGTCGGAAAGCTTAACCCTATGAGTGGCATAGACTTGCGACACGTTCGGAACCACGCCAGCCACGGGCAAAGCCGACCCCCTTCCCCCCCCGGCGCGAACGCTCTCATTCGTCA